CCCTAATATCAGTTACCATAGTCTGTATATCAGTAAGAATATCGATTTGTTTCTTCTTAAACATAAACTCAAGAGGATCAATTTCTTCAAATTTAGAGATAAAGTAAGAATTCATTTTCAGAATCGGCTCCATTAAAGCTTTATTATAGTCAACCATCTTACAATATTCTCTTACCATAAAGGCTGTTCGTTCATCAACCTTACCTATAAGTATCTCTTCAACTGTTTCTTTAATTTTAGCAGGATCATCTGCTTTATCAATATCTTTACCATAAAGATGTATTAAGATTTCTTCAGCTTCATCTGGAGAATATATAACTTGTCCAACATATTTTCCTTCTAATAACTGAATACCTTTATATCCTTTTTCAAGATATTTGGTAGTATATTCTTTCATATCATCTTCGTTCTCGACATTTAACAGTTGTGGTAAAGTTATAAGACCTGAATCATCAACAGGGGAATTTTCCGCTTGTAGGGAGACAGGCGTACTCAGTTCCTCTGTCTTTGATTCTTCACCTAGAGGAGTCGGCGAAAATAAATTCTTTATCATATCTTCTGTTGATTCTGTTGAATTTGACATTTTATATTTCCTTCTTAATTGTTAAAGGGCGGGTAGCAACAGTTCCAGTTACTCTTAAGTTATTACCATTCTCTTGTTTCACTTAAGAAGCTAATTGAAGGTAAAATATCCTTTAGTCTTAGACTTCTCATATTTCTATCTTTTTCTCTCGAAAAAGAGAAGAAACTAAGCCCTTAAGAAATTTCACTGACGTTTACTACCCATGTAAAGAACAAACTTTGTCTTTTTAACCAATCTTCTCTTGTCTTCTAAAATTTAATACAAACATAAGCAATTAAAAACGATTTGTCAAGTGAAGAAACTATTAGATAGAAACTTGTTTTTATCACTAAACAATAGTCTAGTATCCATCAAGACTTACTTCTTATTATATATATATATATATATTAGTCTCCTATATCTGTAGTTAGTAATAAATAGTGTCTTTTCATATCTATCGGATATCTAAATTGAACTTTCGTAAGTCTTGTATGATCTAAACAAGTAAGTAGGATATTACGCTATTTGTTCAGGAGATTGATTTTCATTAATACTTTATGAATAATTGATTGTTCTGTACCACAGCTTTATTTTGTCATAATAATTATAAAAGAGAAGATAGGAAAAATATTGATCTTCAAAAATATATGAAAAAAGGATATACATTGGAATGAGGGTATATGGTAGAATCAGTATTTCTTACCGCTTCTCCCCCTCCTAAGATTCCTAGTAAAGTTTTGACTTCTTTTAATATTAAATAGTCCAGCTTGATATACTATGTATCTTTATTATAAAGTATGATACTATTAAAAGACATAGTAAAATAGTCTTTAATAGTAACTGGATATAAATGTAAACTTTCCCATTACTCATCTATATCATATGTCAGATTGTTTAATAAGACATTAAATGCCTTTATATAGTTATAAAATACAGTAATATGTACCAAATTGATACACTCCAATAGTATGCCCCGAATTGAGAACTTGTATTGAATTGATACATTCTTTATAACTATTTATAATATAACAACTTATAGAATATATTCCATCACATCCAGAAATAGTGTATTATAATAGTACATAAAGATATAATAGTGGTATGATAAAGATGTTCATAGCGTCTCAATAGTAAAGATATAGCTTGGCATGAGACTTGAAACATATATAGTGAAACCAATTAAAGGAGACAATAGAACTAAAAGACTTGATATTTTTGCTTCTTGGGTTACTAATTAATCAAATGAAATAAACCTAAAGGAGTCTAAAATGAAAGCAATATTGTTTAATGATGGTAAAGCTGTTGAGCTTGCCTTTGAAAATAGTGTCTTTGAATTGATGAATCAACTTCAAACTAAACAAGGTTTACACGATGTTAGCTCTAACTTGGCTAACAAGTCGTTGAAGTTGCAAATATCAAAGAATTTAGCGAAAGCTAAACAAAAAGATGCTCAAGAGCTTTGCAAAGCTCTAAAGATAGCGATTGATCTAACAGGTGACTGGGAAGAGAAAGGTGCTGGAGGCGGTAAAGATGAACTTGATACCGTTGAAAAGATGGAAAGAATACAAATTCCAGCAGATAAGAGAGAAGAATATAAAACTCTTGTTAAAGCCGGTCAAGTATGGCGTGAAAGAATGGGTATGTTTCTTAGTAAAAATGCCAAGAAGGGAGTCGGTTGTGGTATCTATATTAAGAACAAAGGAACAGAAGATAACAAATAAGCCAAAATGTCAAAAGTCTATTGTCAAAGCAAATAATATCAAGTCAATGGAAAAAGCGGATTATTTCCGCTTTTTTTATATCCTTTTATTTTGTTCTTTTTACTATATCAGCAATATAGTAATACTGATTAAGACGGCAGAAATAAATTGTGAATTTATGGCATAATATTTGTATCTTCTATTATATTTATTAACTATTTAAAGGAGTAATAGTAAGATGAGAGCAATAAGACTGGAACACAAGATCAATGACGATAAGACTCATAAAATAATTGCTGTTGATGAATGTGGAAATATTATAGGAGCAGGATTGAAAGCAGCTCCTCAAGATTGTGCAGAGTATATGGATTATACTTCATTATATATTGCTTTTAGTAAACCACCAACATCGGTTATTAAAGACAGTACTCAAATTGATCCTGGTGTTATCTATCAACTGATTCCATTAGTTGCTGTACAAATCAAGTGATTATAATATTATTTATTCTTATTATCTTTATATCAATATATGAAGGTATTAATAATTGTCGAATATCTAACACTGTAGATGCTTATATATTCTTTATTATAGCAATAGTATTTACAGGATTATTAACATTACTTATATTTCATAGGAAAGATTAAAATGGCAGATCAAATCAATTACTTTGAAGATAATCACTTTCCATTATTACCAAGACAAGTTCTTGTATCTGATGAAAATGGAAATACGGTAAAACGAGCAGTATATTATTTCAACACTAAAGAAGAATTAGAAAAGCATCCATTAGCTGATTTTAGTGAGGGAGGTGCTTGGGAATTAGCTGATGAACCATATTTACTTGTAATAGATCATTCTTGCTTTACATATGATTCTGAAGTATTAATCTTTATTGAACCGAGAAGTAATATAAGATTTCTTTTCTTTAATGATAGACTATTAGCTGTAATACCAGGTGAATTATGAAAGTACAATTTGAATTTAAGAATGAAAGTATTGCTGCTGAATACTATCAGAAAAATGATGATTTAAGAATAGAACATTATGATGTAAAAGAAATTCGCTTTGAACCATTAGATCTTCTAATAATTACTAATAATACTTATAATGGTAGTATCTTTCGTTATACTTTAAGACATATTAATTTTTTAACTCTTATTATAACTCAAGGTGAATTATGAAAGAAAATGAAGAAATTCCAGGCTTACTTGATAAAGTATCTCAAGAATACTTTAGTAGAGTAATAGTACCTTTATATCATGAATCTATCTTATATGTAACTAGAACTGAAATAGCTAATAAGATTGTGGATAATTCTGATATAATATTATCTATTCTTAAAAAGGTTGAAGCTACTAATCTTTATACTCCTTTAAGTATATTACTAAGTGGTAAAGAAAGAACTATTGATCTTAATATGGTACTTGATATCTTTCCACCATCACCAGGAATTGTAATGACAAGCTTAATTGATAAGTATGCTGAACAAATGCCTATTGATGAAGCAATAGAGAAAGCAGAAGAGTATATTGAAAGAACTCTTACTCCACAAGAATTTAGATTTATGCGAAATGATCTTTCAAGACTGCTTATATCTCTTGCTTTTGTTAATGATGATATATTAATAAGAAATGGTGTTGCACTAACACTTATTTCAATGGGAGTATTTTCTCCTGAAACCTTTAAAAGGAAATTTTTAGTATGATAAAGAACTGTCCTCACTGCAAATCTGAGTTAGCTCCTCATACTGGTTTAGGTTATGAGAATAAAATAACCAGAATATGTATTAATCTTAATTGTCCTTATCTTGCACAAAATCATGTTTCTTATATGGTATCACAAGAAAAACGTATACCATCAGTATTTTCAACTAAGGCTACACTTATTAAAAGAACATTCGATAGTGTCTGTAGAGATATACCTCATCTTGATGATACTCTTCAGAATCATTATCTTGTAAACTCTTTAATACAAGCTAGTAAGTCTTGGAGATCTGAGTTTGATAAACGTCTTAATAAACCAAAGAAATAACTATTTTGTATCTTCACTTGACTTCGCAAAATTAATTAACTATCTTTGTAATTAGTAAAACTTAGGGAATAAGAAGATGAACCTTGCATATGTATTCAAAGGAAAGTCGGAAACAAAGATAAGTGCTTCAGTATCTCTTGTAAGAGAATTTTCTGAAGTAATTGTATCTTCAACATATGATAATGCTGTTGGTGAAGCTTATCGTTTACAATATGAAAAGGCTAAAGAACTAAATCCAGAATTAATTGACTTTAAAATAATCTTACAAGAAACGGAGATTAAAGAGAATGCTGTTAATAACGAAAAAAGCTGAATTAGGTGTGGCAGCTAAAACAACTGCTGAAAACCTAGCTATATCTGCTTATATTCTTAAAGAAAATATAAATGTCTTAAAGAAATTTGCAGATAATCATATTCGTATTCTTGTACAAGAACAGATTGGTCTTAATCTTATGTCAGAAAAGCCTAGAGGTATTTCAGCTAATTTTGTATTCTGGAGTAATGAGAAATTCTTATTAGTTGAACCATTCTTATTCAAATCATCTGAAAATGGATTATCTTGGGAAGAACTATCTTTAGCATGGATTCTTTTCAATACTACAACAGATTTATTAAATGAAGTATTTATTAAGTCTGTTAATGATATTGGTGCAACCAGAATGCTGTTGATTGAACAGAATATGGAAATAGCTGGATTGTACTCAAAAATGATTGAAGTGCGCCAGAAAAAGATAGGCGCAAAATATGGAGTAGATTACTTTAATGTAAGTAAGTTTCTTAAATCTTGTAAAGATCAAAAGATAAAAGCTAAAGTAATATCAAATGGTAAAGTTTTATTATCTTATCAAGATATCATACTTGGTAATGATAAAGAAGGAAAGATCATCTATAATAATATTAATATCTTGGTATATGACTGGAGAATTGATGGCTTTAATATTAGGTTTAAAGACTTTGACTATTCTTCATATTGGAATCTTCCTTTTATTACTTTACATCCATATTTATCTGTTCCATATTGCTTTAATCAATTATTAACTTGGTTAAATTGGCAAGATTATGATGATTTCGCTGAATCAATTAATATCGCTGTAACACAATATCACAGTGAATCTGGAATAAAGTATATTCGTGATATAGTAGATGATATTCAAGAATTAAGAAAGATCTGGAATAATTTAAGAACTGATATTGAATTAATTTCTGATCGTAAAAGACTATCTAAGAAAATCTTTGAAACTTATGGACAGAATCTTGAGAAAGAAGCTGTTATTCAATCTATGTCAGAAAATAATGATGAATCAAGACTTTAATTTTTTTGTATCTTCCCTTGACATTTGAAAAAAAAATATTTAAGTTTGTAATTGATAATGGCAAGATTGCCAGTACATTAACTAAAAAAGGAGTTCTAATTTATGGCAGATACCAAAGAAGCTATCGTAACAAAAAGACCAAAGAAAGAGATTACCATTGCTTTCATTCTGTCTCAGTTTAGTTGCTTAGGAGCAAAAGTTCCTGGTGTTACAAAAGAAACAATCAAAGCTCAACTTGCTCATGGTAACTACTTCCTGTATCAAAATGAAGTAGAAGCAATCTTAACTGATGACAAAATCAAAGCAGATAAATCTTTTGATCCAAAAGGTTTTATCGAAATGCTTGCTTTTGCTGGAGCAGTTAAACAAGGTCAAGCACCAAGATTAACAGATTCATTAGTAAGAATTAATTCTCAAGAACGTGCTCTTGAAGTTGCAAACAATCCAGGTGATCCGGTTCAAGTACAGAAAATCAAGGATTACATGAGCGATATGCTTGCTATTCGAGATAAGATTAATCCTCTTGTTAATGAAAAAGCAACTGTTTCAATCGCGTTAAAGAATAAAGTTGTAAAAGAAGATGAAAAAGAACCTGCAAAAGAAGTTGCAAAAAAAGAACCTGATACAGGTGCTAAAGCAGTTTAATTCATTTATCTTTTAATTTAAAGGACAGTTACTCCAAACTGTCCTTTTCTTTTGATTCTTTTTAACATATAGGGTTAAAATTATGAAAGCAGTTACAAAGAAGATCGATAAGATCTTTAAAAGTGTTCTTCTTTTGCCTTCCTACGTTGAATATTATAAGTCAAAATTTGAAACTGGAAAAGCTATCTTTGATCCAGAAAATATGATGGTACTGAGAACTGTCAGTAGAGACTACCATCTTATAACTAATCAAGAAATTTATGACTTTCTTAATTCGTTGCAAGATGCAAAGATCGTTGATGGAGCTGTCAGTAGAGATCATGGTACTTATTATTTATATGGATACTTTCCTGATATATATGTTCAAGATGAATTTGGAAATACTTTATTTGTAAGTTGGGAGATAGGCAATTCATATACTTCACGTTTTATACCTTATATTAATTTAGGACTTTATCATTACTTAGATAAAATTCATCTTCGAACAAATATTCCAGGTATTAAAATAAGTAGTAGAAATGAAGATTGGAGATCAAGCATAGATGGGTTCAGTTTCGATAGTTTATCAAGAATTAAATCAATTCCGTCTTATAATAAAATGCTTTTCAATTACAATTTCATTACAGAAGGATTGCCTGATCGTTATAGACTTTATTCACAAGAAATTATACGGAAATATGAAGATAAATATCGATTAACAGCATATGGTGCTTTAATGTATTATGCTGATATAGTAACAAACAGATGGCAAGTCTATTCTTATGAAAGAGCAACACAAAGTCAAATTAAAATATTTGAAAAAATCATTAAAGAAGGAGTCTTATGCAATTCTTAACTAATCCTGGTGCTGTTACGTTAGCAAGAGCTTCACGACTTAGTTCATACTTAACTAGACTAAACAATGAAGACTGTAACGAACATTCACTAGAAGAAATAGTTGAATCTTTCTATAATAAAGAAAGAGAAGAAGCTATTGCAGAAATCATGAATACTGATGAAAGTGATCTTTTCTGTCAGAAGGAGGTAGCTAGTGAAATTCACAAACAAAGCTAATCTTCCACAAGGCATTTATAATGCTATCGTAAACAATATTTACGATAAAGGCGATGCACGTTACAGTGTATCTAATCTTATTCAACCTCCACAAATACTTAGATTAATTCAACTGCATGGTGAAGAGATTGAAATAGATATTGCAGATGAAATATTTGCTTTATTAGGTTCTGCAACTCATTATATTCTTCAACAAGGTTCAGAAGGTTCATTACAGAAACGCTATGATTTTCGTCTTTCTCAAATTAAAGATATAGCACACTATATTGAAGATTGTCTTGCAAGACATGTTCCAATAGAAGTATATAATATTCAAGATATTATTAAACGACAAGAATCTAAACCAGGTACTTCAATGACTGAAGAAAGACTATTTGCTTCAATCGGTAATATACGAGTATCTGGTGCAATGGATTGGTATGAATGGCTGTTAAAAGAAGTAGAAGATTATAAAGTTACTTCGGTATGGAAAATTTTAAAGAAAGACTATGAAGATTATACTGCTCAACTTAATTGTTATAAATGGTTACTTAATGAAAACGGTTATGAAGTTAATAGTCTTCAGATTAATGCTATTCTTAAAGACTGGAAACGTTTTGAAGCTCATGGTAACAATGAAGATTATCCAAAAATTCCAGTAGTTAAACTTGCTATTCCTATCTGGAATGATTTAGATACTGTTCAATTTATTCTTGATCGTGTAAAGTTACATGAAAAAGCAAGACAAATTGATGATCCTGTAGTATTAGCATCTGCTCTTCCATGTTCTGAGAAAGAACGCTGGCATCAACCTGATAAGTTTGCAATTATGAAACCAGGTGGTAAACGTGCTTCCTTTATTTACGATACTAAAGAAGAAGCGTTTGATTATATAGCAAATAATGAAGGATACATAATTGAACCAAGACTTGGACAAGATACAAGATGTGAAGAATTTTGTCTTGCTAAACCTTTCTGTAATCAATATAAACTTGCACATACAACAGAAATAATAATACCGGAAAATACTTTTGAAATTCCTGATCTTGCAGAAAAAGCATGGACAGAAACTCCCGCTACATCAATAACTGCTGAAGATAAAGATTATGAAGTTGTTAATTTAACTGATTCAATTAAAGTTATTGACAAGATTGACTTAGTAGAAGTTGCACCTGGTGAACATGAAATTGGAAAGATTAGTTTTAAAGATATTGAAAAATCGATTGAAGAATATCCTATTGAACTTAAAGAAGATTCACCAGAACAAGCCGCTAAAGATCTTCTTGCAGCAATGTTTAATAATCCTTCGATAGATAAAGTTTTATCTGAATTACCTGAAGCTCCGATTGGTGCTGAAGTTAATATCGTAACTGATAACGAAGTAAAGATAGAAGAACCAACTTCCTATGAAGAATCTGTACAGAAACATCGTGAAAGAGCTTACGAATCTACAGATAATTATAACACAGCGCAAGCAAAGGAAATTAAAGCTGAAGATAATATTGATGATATTCTTAAGGACTTAGGCTTATGAGTGAAAATAAAGAAATAACAAATCTTCCTGATCAATCAGGAAACGATATCTTTGATCTTATTCGCTTAGGTCAACCTGGTATAATGCCAGATGATATTAAAAAAAGAATGGAAGCTATTCCAGAAACAGTGCGTGGAGACTTTAGTAATTATTTCTTTGAAGCTACCTTTTGGAAACGGGTTTCAGAAAAAGCAACACCTTTAGATATACTTAAAAAGCGAAAAGGTTCCTGGAATAAAGAAATTAATGATTATAATATGCTTGAATATTTTCCAGAAGATTACACAATAGCTGAACTTAATCGTTTGTTTCCATCCTGGTGGTGTGAAGATATGAAGATTGAAATTAATACACAACTTCGTGTTGTATATGTATCTGGTTTTCTTTGTGTAGAAATTCCAACTTTGAAAGGATTAAAAGCGGTTAAACGTTGGGCTGTTGGTGGTAAAAGAATTGAAATAGCAACAGAACCAAACAAGCATACTAATCAATGGGATGCTTCTCAACCAGATGATGACGTCAAGTCTGCTCGTACTGAATGGTTAAAAGTTGCTGGTAAGTGGTATGGAATAGGACTTGACATATATCATCAAAAGATTACTCCTCAACTTCGTTCTATATTTGAAGATACAGTTCGTTCTTGGGGACAATATGCTGATGACGCAAAGGCTATTGCAAAGACTTTCACTACTGGTCAGTATTTTAGAGATTATCTTAGATCATTACCTACTGTAGATCAGACAGAAAGACTTGCTAATGCTCTATCATTTATTCCTACAAACGCTTTAACAAAAGATAAAGAGAATCTACACCATGTAACTTGGACTAATTTTGTAAAGTTACGAAATGATTCTCAAGAGAATCGTATAAAGACAGAAAAGTTTTTAACTAACTTAGAAACCGCAGTAGAAAGAATAAAAGCTGCAAAAACTAATACTTCACAATAATCTAAAAAGGAGTCAAATAATGAGCAGTGATTTTAATTCAACACTTACTCAGTATGGAATAGCAATTCCAGATGAGAATCTTTCATTGAAAAATGAAGGTGGTGGTTATTACGAATATCTTCCAGGAGACTATGTTGGTCTTATTGGAAGATTTAACTTATCTTATGTCAACAAAGAAAAGAAAAAATGTGAGAAAGGTGAAGCAGGTGCTACTTTATCACATGCAAATCTGCATGTTCTTGTTGTTAAAGATCCTGAAAAATCAATCTTTGATACTTCGTTTCAAGTTCCAAAGAATGATAAGACTATTCCATATGGCAGAATGGTTTACAATATTTACATTCCTTTGATCAGTGATAGACAATGGCAGAATGTAAATCTTTTTAAAGATTTTACTTTCAACGGAAAACCAGAGTTATCTGTAATCAGTGGTGATAAAGGTTCTGAGTCAGTAAATCTTGCATTGTTATCACTCTTTGTTGGAATACCAGTTCAGTTTACATTAGAAGCTGGTACAAAACAAGGTTCTCGCTTTATTAAGAAAGATTCTTTTCTATTAAAAGATCATCAGTTTCCAACGAAAGATCTTTTTGATAGAAGAGGAAAGTTGATTGATTCTGTATTTGCTCAACTTGCTGCTATTCTTGAAGAAGCAAAGAAGAAAAGAGATTCTGAATCTGCTGGTGAAAAAGTTCCATTATCAGATGCGGCTAATCCTGAAGATTATATGGGTGATTACACTGTCCCAAGTAATTAAAAAGAAAGTTGTAATTAAAAAGATTGATGGGAAGAACTATTTTGTTCTTCCTCTTGATCTTATGGAAGAGTTTGCCAAAAGAATAATGAAAGATGCTTTCAAAACAGAAGAACCAAAATTAATTCAACTTTTTGCTAATCTTTATAGATTTTCTTTTCATTATGGATATAAGGATGAACTTCTTATTACACCGGAACTTTTTGCATGGTTCAGAAAGAAAATTGATGAAGATAAGTTACCTTTTTAGAGGAGAAATACTGTGATTGATAATAAAAGGTTATCAGAATTTCTCGCACAGAATCTTGCTCATGTATCTTATGAAACACAAGTTGCAATATGGGATAAAAATTGTTCAAGTTGTCCCTTCAAGACTATACGAACAATCAGTAGCGATTACAGGAATGATAGTATAAAAAGAATAACAGAATATTCTACCTTAGAAGCAGCGTTAGATGCTTTATTATTTGAAATTGTAGATCAAAAGATCTTACGCGGCTGTAACTTTGGCGGAGAAGAATATTCCTTACTTGAAATCGTTATGAATACTTGCAGATTCTGGAATAGCGAAACGATTGAAGGTGGTGATAATCCAGATAATGATCCAACTTCATTTATTATTGTTGATGAAGGAGACTTTGATGTCAAACAAAACTCAGGAGCTTTACGAAAAATCAGTAATGGTGATGATTTACTTCAACAGGGAATTACAGAAAAAATATCTTCCTGATTTATTACCAGCTTTATTTTCAAATAAAGAAAGGCGTTTAATTATATTTCTTATGAAAAAATTATCAGCAGAAAATATAGTAATTACTCCTGAAAATCTTGCACTTGCACAAACTAATCCGAATGTTATCATATTTATGAGAAAGCATGTTATCGTTAAGATGAATGTTGATCAGATATATAATCATTTGTATGATACTGAAGTAAGTAATAATCTTGAACTTTTTAATGAAACTTTTAAAGAATTACATAATATTGCTTTTGCTACATTTGTAGAAGTAACTAATAAAGAAATCACTTATGATCTTGGTTATAGTAATCCAGCTAGTATAGTAGCAAGAGCAAGAGCCATTGATAAGGTTCACAAAGTTATTTTCAAAAGTAAATACAAAAGTTATAAAGATAGTATTCAATTAGCTGCAGAAGCAATAAACAAAAAGGATTCATATTTACGAGTCTGGAGTAATAATATAAATAACTTAGTTGGAGGGTGGTCAAGAGGATTTGTTGGTTCTTTAATTGGACGTACTTCTCATGGTAAGTCAACATATATGACTTATGATACTATGTATCAAATAAAAAGTAAAAAACTTGACAGAGTTGATATAATTGCTCCCGAAGAACCATCAGATATATTTTGGAGAAGAATATTTGCAGCCGAATTAAAAATACCTGTTAAGAAAATGATCGATGGAGTAATAAAGATAAGTCCACAGGAAATCGCTCTTGTTAAGAATCATTATGAAGGTAAGATATTCTTTCATGAATTAATAAGATTTAATGATATAGTTGACTTAATATTCACATTAAAGACAGAATATATCTGGATAGATCACGTTAATGCTATTTCTTATCCGAACAATGATCAGATGAATGGTATTGTTGCCTTAGTTAATAGACAGAAACAATTTCTTAAAGAGAATCCAGAAACAGTTATTGTTGATTTATCTCAAGTTAATACAAAAGAAATGAAAAAGAAGGGTCGATTATTTCCTTCAAAAGAAGATGCTTATATGAGTACCGTTCTCGATCATGCTGCAAGAGAGTTCCTATCTATATATTATCCTTATAAAGATTCTACTGATAAAGAAGAATATATAGGTTTTGCTGGTAAACATAAGAAGTTAAACTATTCTCCAGATTTAATTCAAATTTCAGTCGAAAAAAATTCTTTTGGTGAAACTGGGATACTTGATTTTCGTTATCTTCAAGATTATGGAATTTTTGAAGATGTACCATTAAGAAAAACAATGACTCCTAACATAATTTTACCTGAAGACAATGATTTATTTAAGGAGTTAATGATATGATAATAATACCAAACACAAAGGATAAAACTAAAGCTTTAATAGTGGGAGAAACTGCAAATGATGAACGCAGTATTTCTTTCTTGTATGATGGAAATGTTTGTTTTGGATTCTGGAAGTTATGGCACAGGACACCTGAAACAGAAACTATTGCAAAAGAATCTGAACCAATAGTTACTATGTTATTAGAAAAGATTCCAAATCTTACTTGTGTAGGATGGTTAAGTAGTCCCGAAGGCTTTGTTCCTAAATATCCAAAGACTACAATTCCTCCTCCAAAGAAAGAAGAGTTGACAGTAGATCAAAAAGTAAATCAAGTAATTGTTGAACCAGGATTATTTAACTTTTTAGAAGGAACTGGTGATAATGAGAAATAACTTTAGTTATTCAGGTGGAAGTAGAAGAAATTTTATTAATGCTTCGTTTGGGGGTTATAATAAACCAAAAGTTAAATCTTTATCTCCTGAAGAAATATTAAAGACTCCTGAAGAAGTAGAAGAGTGTAAGAAAACTTTGAATGAAGATCAACTGAAAGTCTTTAATAGACTTTTAGAAGCTATTCAAAATCCTGATGATAAAGAATACTTTGTTGTTATAGGATATGCTGGTACAGGAAAGACTTATGCTTTATCAAAATTTATTCAAGCTACAAAATGTAAAGTAGCAATGACTGCTCCAACGAATAAAGCAGTAAAAGTTTTAATGGATATGAAGGGAATCCTTGATGAAAGAGTTGAATACTCCACTATTCATAAGTTATTAAACTTACGATTGAAGTATGTATATCCTAAACCTGGACAAAACTTTAAGCCATATCAAACTTTAGTATCTAATTTTAGAGGAAATGTAAAACTTGATTTATATGACTTATTAATAGTTGATGAAGCTTCAATGCTTGATGATGAACTTTTTATGATGATAAAAGAACATAAACCAAGACATATGAAAGTTATCTTTATGGGTGACCCTGCACAGATACCTCCTGTAAATAAAGATGATTCAATTCCTTTAGTTAGAAAACTTCGTGATGATTTTGGAATTGAAGATCTTTATCTTGAAAAGATAATGCGACAATCAGGAGATAATAGAATACTTGAGACTGCATATCAAATAAGAAATAATCGACATCAGGGTGGTGATTCTATCTTATCACGACAAACAAATAAAGATGTTATGTTCTTTTCATCTGGTTCAGGTGAGGATATTAAAAAGTTTGGAGACTTAATGCTTAAACTTTTTGATTCAGATTCATTTAGAGAAGATCCAAATTACTGTAAATGTATTGCTTGGACTAATATAGCAGTAGATGCTTTTAATCTTATGATTAGAAGACATTTATTTAAGACAGAAACTCCAGCACCTATAATGGTGGGAGAGAAATTAATAGCAGATACTCCTATCTTTGATGAAACTGGTGTAATCATATTCAATACTTCAGATGAATTTGAAGTTGTTGAATTTTCAGAAGCAGTATTTAATTATGAAATGCCTTCAGGAAAAGATAAAGGTGCAGTAGATCAACTTGCATGGGAAAGTTTACTTAGTGAAAGTAAGACTGAACCAGGTACAAAAGGTAGTGGACGACTTATAGTATTAAAGTATTATAACGCTCAAGTAAAATTTAAGCCGATAGGATGTACAGAATATTCAAGAATGAAAGTAAATATTCTTCATCCAGACTCCATTAAACCTTTAGGTTGGATTTACAGTGGATTAATCAAGATGCGGATGTTTCCAGAATATGAATTAATGCAACAGAAGTTTGCACAAACAAAGTATAATTATGCTATTACTGCACATAAATCTCAAGGTTCAACTTATTCTTATGTATTCTTAATTGAAGATGATATTAATAAGAATCCAAAGAATCTTGAAAGAAATAGAATAAAGTATACTGCTTGTACAAGACCTAAAAAGAAACTGTTTATTCTTTCATCAAGAAATAAACCTATGAAGGAGCAATAATGTCTTACAAACTCATTATTTTCCATAACAACCCAAAAGAACTTGACAGTATTATCTCGACTTACTGTAGCATATCTGCTACCACTGATAATAGGATTACTCCTAGTGATATTCTTCGTGTCTTATGTTTTGATGTAAGAGTTTCTAATATAAGAGAAAGAGTTATCGATAAAATAAAGGGTATAAAAGAATGTCTTTACATGGATTATGCAGATATAAGTGAAATACCTGAATTTAAAGCTTATGCTAAGTTACATGCTCTTACGAAAACTTCAATGTCTCCGATTATCTATCAGAAGAAATCAAAATTTAAGTTTATTAATACTGGATTTTCAAATGAATTCTTTAAGGATATTGACTCATGATACTTACAGATAATACCAATTATGAAGAAGATTGTTTAACCTTTATGAAAGGAGTACCAGATGAAACTTATAATCTTATTTATACTGATGTTCCTTACAACATGGGATCAGAATACTATATTGATACTATTACTGGTCATTATCGCTTTAAAGGCTCTGGTTCAGATTTCATGGGAAAATGGGAAGCTTTTGATGGTCTTTGGTGGAATGAATGGTTCAAACAAGGATTCAGAATAATCAAACAGGGTGGTTATCTTATAACACATAATATAGACAGACAAGCTGACATGTGGAGTTATTATGCAAGACGAAATAGATTCTTTCCAACACAAAAGTTGTATTGGCTTTTCATAGATAACTTTCCAAAAGGTGTAGACGTTGGTTTACAACTTGATAAACTACAAGGAGTTGAACGTGAAATTATCGGGACAGCAAAGGGGGCGCAGTCTGAGTCAACTGGCAAATATGGGTCATGGGGCAAGACTTCTATATTTAACAAAGGATCAGCCAATAAAGATCAAAAGATGGTACATCACAACTATCTTAAAGGAAAAATGTCCATCTATGATAAAACAGTCGCTACATCAGAGATTGCAAAAAAGTATGACGGTTATAAGTACGGACAAGCTCCTCTTAAACAAGTTATGGAAGAAATACTTGTCTTTCAAAAACCGTACTTTGATGATCAGCTTACTGTCCCAAGAGCAATACTTAATAATGAACATCTGCATAGAAACTCACGACCCAGTAGATACCATCCAAGTATTGTCAACATTAGAAAGACTTCAGTTAGACCAACAAGACAAAATGGTAGAAGCGATAGTGATAATGCAAGATGGACTCCCCAACTTATCCTTGATGAAAGAATCTATCCTTATATGATAGACAATATGAAGATTGAAGATGTTGCAGATCTTGTCGAACCAATGGCTAAAGTAAACTTTTTACCTGAAGAATTAATACCTTATAATTTTTGCAGAAAACCAAATGTAGCTGAAAGAGAGATGGGCTTAGAATCATTAAAAGCAAAAACAGTTCAAGAAGAAGGAATTGAGTCTAAACGAAAGAATACACATCCTACTCCTAAACCACTAGCTTTATGTAAATGGGTACTTTCTTTATTTGCTATACCAGATATAGAAACAATGAAAGTATATGATCCTTTTAGTGGACAAGGAAGTATACCAGTAGCCTGTGAACAATTAGGAATAAAGTGGAATGGAACAGAGATTAATAAAGAATATACTGAAATATCTAAACTTAAGTTGGATTATTACAGAGATAAAAAAGAAGAAGAACCAAAATTCTTATAATTGTTGTGAAGAATGTAAACGAAAAATCAAAGTAAAGAGGAGACTTTATGGAAATTAGTCCAAAGCAGAAACAATTAACTTACTGGTCAGCCCAATTTAACCAACAGTTACTTATTATTATCTTTATGAATGAAGTTCCTGTTATAAATTTTAACTTTCAAACTTTAAATCCAAAAGCAGAAATGCCTGCAGATGGAGAGATTACCTTATTATTTGAAGGTAAAGTAAATATAATTAAGTGGGTAATATATCCAGATCAACAATGGTCAACTTTTACTCTGGATATGATGGTCTTTAATCCAGAAAATCCACCTGCTGTTATTCTTGGAACAAATGGAAGACAATTAGGACAAGGTTATTCTGATATTAGAAGAAAGATTCCTGTTATTCTTACACCAAAGGATGCTGAAAATATGGCAAAGGAAGTAGGTCTTTGGATCTTTGAATTAATTGGAAAGATAAAACCTACTCCAGAACCTTAAGGAGATTAATCGATGATATCTTACTTATACGAAAGAATGGAAAGAATTAAAGTTGCTTCGTTTCAAGTATTTCCTCCTTTTCCTAAAAATATGATGGTGGAATTAACAAATTACTGTAATCATAGTTGTATCTTTTGTGCAAATTCTGAAATGAAAAGGAAAAGAGGCTTTATAAACTATGATTTACTTTGTAATATAGCTAAACAAGCCTATGATCTTGATATAAGAGAAATTGGATTATATACTACAGGTGAATCGCTCCTATATCCAAGACTCCTTGATCTTATTTTATATCTAAAATCTACTGGATTTACTTATGTATATCTTACTACAAATGGAGTAAGATTAACTCCTAAACTTTCAAAGAAATTAATCGATGCAGGACTTGACTCTATTAAGTTTTCCATTAACGGAGGTACTGATACTACTTATAAAAAGATTCATCAAAAAGATGATTTTGCTACTGTTATAGATAATTTAATAACTTTAAATCAAATAAAAGATATCAATAAAAGTAAAATAAAAATATTAGCAACTTATATTATTTGTGAAGAGAACAATTCTGTACTTGATCTATCAAGAATTGAATCTATATTTGAAGCTTTTACTGACGATTACATGTTTATTTTAGCTGGAAATCAAGGTGGAAATAAAGAAGGCAAAATCAGTAATATGATACCTTGTTCTATGGTATTTAATAGACTTCATATAACATGGGAAGGTTATCTGACAGCTTGCTGTGTAGACTTTGAAGGTAATTTAATCATGGCTGATCTAAACAAAGTACCTTTAATACAAGGATGGTACAGTACTAAGTTTACTAAATTAAGAGTAGAACACTTAAAAAAGAATTTAATAAATACACAGTGTAAAAAATGTACGGAGAAAAAAGATGATACAACTGGAAATAATGGTAACTCCATTCAAAAAGATTAATGTTCATCCTGTATTATGGTACAGGTATTCGTTCAAACCTTTCTATAGTAAATGGAAAGAGAAAACTATTATGAGTATTGTTTGGTTACTACCCAAAGAATTGGTTAAATGGGCAGTAATTAGAGCTTTTGCACATGCTTCATCAGGTAGATGGTCAAGAACTAATCCTGCTATGCTTACTTATCATGAAGTAATAACTCGATGGGGAGAGAAAAATAAATGACGAAAGAAGAATTTATATTTAAAGTACAAAAAGTTGATATATATTACGACTTTCCTGTACATGATGTAACTCTGATTAATGATAATATGTTTAAAGTAATGGAACAAAAAGATGGGACGATACTTCCTCTTACACTTACTAAAGATTATAAAGGTATAGTTCGTTCTGATACTGGAAAACTTATCTCAATAGTAAGTAATACATATAATCTTACTACTAATGAAGAAGTTATTAATAAGACTCTAGGTGTATTTGAAATGCTTGGACTTACTTACATTATAGACCCTATACATTCTCATATATCAGACAATCGTATGATACTGAATATTGTTATAAAAGATATATGTATTAATGATGGAGTAAGTCCGATATCACTTGCAATGTTTATACATAACAGTTATGATATGACTACTAAGTTTCGTTTTCGCTTTGGAACTTTTCGTTACATTTGTTCTAATGGGTCAGTAATAGGATTTAAAGAACTTTGCGACCCGATAGAACATAAGCATACCCCTAACTTTTATATTGATGATATCAAGAGAGAAGTAGAAAGAGCTATTGGAATCTTTCCAAGAGTAGGTGAAAGAATTGAATTTCTAAAGACACAAGTATTTACTTATACTCCAATCAGAGGAAGAGCAGAATCTGTAATGGGTTCAGAGTTTACTAAGTATATGAAGAAAGATTATGAAAGAGAATGGAAAAGTCTTAAAACTCTTTATGATCTTTATCTCATTATGACTTGGTATGTTACTCATAAAGTAGTTAGACTTCAACAAGAAACTTACTTTAATAAAATAGCAAAGGTGTTTGGCTTATGAATCTTAATTTTATAGCGGGTGTACTGTCGTTAATAATATCAATATTATTAATACTTCTATTACTATTTCTTATTGTTATCTATCCATTACTTTATATTTATCTTAATTTCTTTAATACACCTGAAAAAAGAAAAAATTGGAGGAGGTTTCTTCCATGAGAAATAAAGAAATAGTTATCGCAATGATAAGGAAAGCTTATCCAGATAGTAAAAATATTAAGGTTTATGAAACTACTGGTAATCTTCTTATGGTCAGTTTTCGTATAACTAAAGATACCTCTAAAAATATTATCTGTAATGATGAAGTATATATCGATATTCCTGTTATCAAACTCGTCTTTACTTATGATAAACATAGTTTTGTTAAAAGATTCTGGGGAAAAGAAAAAGTTGATGATTTTGGAAGTATAGTAAAGTTCAGTACTTTAGAACAATATAAAAAAGCATATCCAGATGGAAGTTCTAATTATTTAAATGCGCACGATTGTGTAAGTGAAGGAAGAACTTGGTATACTAGAGATCAGTATTCTACTATGCCTTATGCTTGGCAATATCATCTTCAACAAGCAGTATTAGAAGATAACTACTTAAAGTATATAGAGAGATTCTTATGACACTTGATTCAACTGAAGATAGACTACAGAAAAGAGTAGATGAGCTTGAAACTGCTCTTAAAAAGATTCATTCTTTATTATCTAAGTCTTCTTCTATACTAATCAACTTCGATATACAGAATAACTTACCATATAAGTCTGTTAGACTTTATACTGCTAATGGAACTGCTTGTGGTTTTGGAGAAGTAATGGTTAATGATTCCAGAAATGTAGGAGATCAAGATGATATGTTTACTCCTAAAAATCATGCTGTTACTTATCGAGCATCACTAGATTTATCAGTAATATTAATTAAAAAGGATAATATATGAAGACTTATTTTGTCTTACTAGAAACAACTTTATCGTTAAACATTTCTGATAAAGGAAGAATAACAAAAGCTTCCAATGTCTTACGGGAAATAAATTCTGATCCAAGAGAATTTTCCCTTATGCAAGTTTATACAGAACTTAATCCTCGTGAAGAATTAAACGATTATTATGAAATGAATAAAATATTTAAGATGATAGGTTCTGATATAGAAATCTTTAATGGTGGAGAAAAGATTGCAAAAATAATTCAAACACAGGAGACTACTGCATGAAAGATCAAATTGAATTAACTGAAGAAGAATATAAATCACGAATAGATGCTTTAACTCATGAACAGTTAGCATTTAAGTGGCGATTTGCTCCTTGTGGAGATCCATTACTTACTGGTAATGCTGGTAAATATTTTACAGATCGTCTATTCAAACACTTTGGTGGTATTACTCCAGAACTTAGTAAGAATATGGGATGGGGAGAGATAATAGGTGCTTAACTTTAAGATAGTTATTCCAGGTGAGTGTCCAGTAAAAAAGAATACAACAGGTACATTATGGTTCAGATGGATTAATACTGGTGGACTTAAGAAAAAGATTCCTCTTGATACTCCCATACATTATTACAGTGAACCTTATCAGAAATGGGCTAGAGAAGCTGTTCAACATTTTGCAGTTTATAAGAACAATCTTGAGATTAATAAAGATGAATTGATGAAGTCTATCCCAATTAAAGAACCTATATTTCTTAGTTGTATTTTCTTTCGTAAACGATCAGGAATAATAGACTTATCTAATCTTATAGAAGCTCCTCAAGATGTCTTAGCTGGTAATGCAGGTAATTTCTTAGATCATAAACGAAAGATTGATGGTAAACCAGTTACCGTAAAGTATAATCATGAACTGTATCAAATACTATCAGATGATAATAAAGATATAGTTAAATGTCTGGCTGGTTCAATTATCTTATATGATCCAGGAGAACCACGAACAGAGATATTTATCTCCTCGTTTGACTTAGAAAAATGGGGACAGATAATGAGACTGATACATCCTAATCTATCAGTAGGATGGAGTTCAGCTGATGCACCTAAATTACAGTTTGATGTTAATGAAACATTTCCAGGACTATTTCCTTGACTTCTATTTATAGGGAACAAATGATGTTTAATATCGTTTATAGGCTCGTTAAATTTTCAGGTAATGTATTCAATCGACTAAAAAATTTTAATGCCTCCTATAGTTGTTTTAGGTTATTAAAAGGGGGCTGTAGTGCGGGTATAACCATAATCCGGTATAAATCCGGATAAATTAACAATATCTTACACAAACTAAAAGGATACAATATGAAAAAAGGAGAAAGAAGTGATCCGTTTTTACCACCACTGCCTTCAGTTAAAGAGGTAGAGCATTTAAGTAAGGCTCAGAAGATCTGTGAAGCTCTTACCCATGTTAAAGATAATCAAGATAAACTTGATCAGCTTGTTGCAGCATTAAGAAACAATCCAGGTGCTCCTGCTGCAGATAATTCTATTGATTTGTCTTTAGTAGGAACTTTAGACACACTACCTGAAGAACTTAACACTATTGCTGCCAGACTAAATGAACAGATTGAAGAACTAACAGCATCATTATTCTAAAAGGAGACAAAATGACAAAAGGTGATATTCGTACAAGACTCTCAGGAGTATTGAGAGATTATAAAGAAAATTTTCAAACTGGTTTTGATGATCGTGAACAAGCAGATCAAGACTTTATGTCTGATATTGAAGATAATGTTGACGACTTACACAATGCTCTTAATACAATTATTAAAGACGGACAAGAGTTTGCTGCAGAGTTAGAGGAGCAAATAAAAAAGGAAGATGAAGAAAACGAAATTGAAATGACTGATGAATCTTCCGAAGTTCCAGATGAAGATGGTATAGAACCAGAGGTCAAGTAATGACCGAAGACGAGATTAGAGAAAAGGAGAAGAACAAAGTAGATGTCAACCAGATATCCTACAAAGAACTTCGTCTAATTCATTATCAATGTGTCTTCATTCCAAAGAAAGGTATCCTATCGAAAGATGGGATGCCTATTCTTTATAAAAAGAATGAAGTCGTTGTAAAAAATGCAGCTGGTCAAAATATATCTGCTATTAAAGAACTTGCTAAAGAAAATAAAGGTAAGATTATTAGAGCTGATAAAGCTATTTCTTATCTTAAATATCATCTGTTTGAATTTGATAAGTGTTATGTAATTGGAAGAGTGGAGAAAAATAATGCAGTATAAGATCATCCGGATATTGAAAAGTCTTGGAAGAGATATACCTACAAAAGTATCATCAAAGTTTATAGTCGATCAGGTTATCTCAGAGGATGACTTGGTCTTATTTGCACAAGATGTAGATAATAACTTAATTATTGAAAAAGGAACTCGTAACGAAAATAAGGTTATCAGACTTCTTGACTTCCATTATCATATACATTTAGAAGGAGAAGCTCTTAACTAAGAGCTTCCTCATCTTTCACATCAATAATAACTTCCTCACCTTTCTTTACTGCTTCAGCAACTTCTGGATAAAAGTTTTCATAAGCTAATGTAGATTGACTTACTACATAATAGATATTTGAGTTACTGTAAGTAGCATTAACAGATGAACCTATCAATAAACAACCTTTAGTATCTTCGTCTTTATTTCCAATGTGAATATAGATAGTTGTAAAGTTAGGAACATTTAGTAATTCAAGCATACCTTTATGAAAAGCAAATTTCTTTGTATATTCAGAGTGCATATGTCCTGATATATTAAATCCTATCTTGTAGTGTCCAGCAGGAATTCTTGTTTCCCCCATTACTTTCTTATCTCTGTGAATATCTTCAAGAATAAATCCGTGAAAAAATCCATTGACATAAAGAACACCAATAGTTTCAGTTTTACTTTGGAAAAGTCTTTGGAGTAGAAGTTTCATATTATTTCCTTTTAGTTTGTTCGTGTGTACCTTTCTTTAATTTACCTTCTTTTTGTAATTGGGAAGTAGCAATAGCCCAAGCTGACGACTCACTCATTCCCTTATTCTTTCTAAGAATCTCCCTTACAAGATTTTCTAATATTGCAGGCATCTTTATAACCTTAAATAAGTTTTTAATAAAGTTGGAAAGAATTTCTTCAATATTATAACTCCAAGAATACATATTATTAGCAGACTAAGAATCCACCACTTAATATCATTCCAGATTGTTATAAGAAAAGGCTCTGTTTTAATGTTAGTTACTTTTTTCTTTTCTGTAACATTAGCATCTCTTTTAACAGAATCTTGTTGTACTTTTAATTCGGTATCAAGAAATGGTTTTCCTTTTATATCTTTCTTTCTGGTTTGCTTAATATCTACAACGGCTTTTGAAGTCTTACCAGTTATAGGATCAACAGTCTTGATTTCTTGTGTAGTCTGATATACTTCATCTTCGTTTTCTTTATGTGGAGTTTCAATAGGAATTAAAGGAATATCAAACTTTCCTTCTACTTTAGGAACTGGAAAAGTAATAGATTGTACTGTTGTAGTTTCTTCAGTTGTAACTTCTTTAACAGTAGAACATCCAAAGAACAAAAGAGTTAGTAAGACTAATGCAAAAATTATCCCCACTACATCAGTGAAAATATTTAGTTTATTACTAAAATCCTTCCATTTCATTATTTACTCCCACTTTTTGCACTGAAATACTTATTAATAATATCAGTAACTTGAGTTAGTCCTACTACTGCAGATAAGAATACAATCCACTCCCAAGAGATAGGCGGAATACCATCTGATTTCATAAGAGTAGTTGCTTTTATATATGATTGCGCCCAAGCATATATAATGATCAGTTTTAATACTGAAGACATACTTGGTTTATTAGATTCTTTCTGTTGAAAGAATCCTTTAACCCAGTCTATCTGATCTTTTATCCAAAGGATAAACGACTTTACATTCTCTTTAATACTCATATTATCTTCCTTATTGTTTCTCTCGATTATCAGTAATTTTTTCTATTCTGTTTGTTAATTTATCTATTGCATTCGCAAATCTATCAGCAAGAATACTTAATCCAGAATTAAATTCTCTTATTATAGATACTTCTGTTTCACCTAGCTTTTTGTGAACCTCAGTGAATTTATTCAAGTAGTTCGTCTTAATAGAAACATTATCTTTTTCAACTGCATCTATTCTTTTTAGTAATGACATTAGAAAAGCTCCTATTCCTAACTGCAGAGCACCTAAGAGTATTCCAAGAATTATAAGAAAAGTACTTTCGCTCATATCGATATTCCATTATATTTGCCTTGCAATATTTAATTAGTTTCATTTCTATTAACAGCCTTTTACTGCTAACTTGAAAACTTTACTTCCTGTTTGATTATCAGCTACTTTTATTTGCAAGATATCAATATATATAGGAGAAAATGATATGTATCCTGCAGTTGTTGCCGATGCTGGTACGGCTAACGGAGTACCTGCTAAAGTACTTACCTCAACAAGTGTTGTTCCACCATCTGCAGATGTATTAAAATTAAGAGCTGTAGATGTAGTTAATGCTGGATAAAATATTCCTACTGGATAAACTCCAGGTTCAAGTTTAATAATATTTGAAACTTTCGTTCCAGTGGGAATTGTAACATCAATTAAAGATATTGCACTTTCTGCTAAATTCATTTCGTTCTCCTATTTATTAAGTTCTGAAAGTCTTCTCATTCTTTTTATATCTCTAACTTTTGGTTCTAATTCTGCAAGTTTAGTCCTAGCTTCCTGCATAGCATTTGCAACTTTTATCATTTCTCTATCGATTATATCTTGACTTACTCCTTGAGATAATAATTCTTTACGATGTGTAGAACCAGTTTTTAAGATCTGTTGATACTTATTATATTCTGCTTCTGGTCCAGCATCATACTCTTTATAAGCACGAGTTTGCTTTCCAATAGCAAATGATAATGCTTTTAATGCAATGTCTAAAGAACTTAAATCTTCTCTTACGATCATCTGTTTTCCATTAACTTCAATACCATCTCTCTCAAATCTAAAAGCATCAAAGATATTCTTTATAAATACTGGAGAAAGAGTTCGCATGATTTTATCTGCTTTACGTTGATCTGCTTCAGTAGTTATAGCAGAATCTGATACCGATTTCCATAACTCATCTTTAGCTACACTAAGAGCGTTAATAGTTGTCTTTGTAAATCCAAGTGGTGCGCCAAGACCAATCTCAAGTAATTTAGATTCCCAAGACTTTGACCATGCTTCAGCCCATAGATCAGATGCTAATGGAGTATCTTCTCCATACATTTGTCGTAAATCAGCACCAACTACACTTCCAACTCCGCGATGAAGAATTCCACCAGCAAATGGAACTATCTTATCAAGTTCATCCGATAACTTCCACATTTCATAATCTATATCATCATCTGTAAATAGATTACCAACTGCCATCATTGTAGCCATGAATGGAAATGCAGCAATTCCGTGCATTCCTGCACCAATAATTATCTTAGATGCTAAAGCATCATATTGTCTTTTAGCAAATAAAGTTCTATACATTCCATAGTTATAGAAAGTAAAAGTCTTATAAGTCATAAAAGATTTCTTAAGTGCATTTACCAGTGGTGAGTTTCTTGTATTGGGATTCTTTGAATCAAATAAAGGAGCACGTCCACCTTTTCCCCACTCAGACATTCCTTTATCAATTCCAGTAGCTATGAAGTTAGTTAACTCCATATCTTTAAGACCCATTTTCTTACCTATCTCGAAGTAAGTTAAAGCTGTCTGAGTACGAGTCCACTTCTCTACACCCTTACCTAGATAAGTCATTACTCTATTTGCAGCACCACCAAACTTTTCCCAACCAGTAGCATACTGAAAATCTTTCTCAGTCATTTCAGAAGTTAATTCAGTTATTCCAGTTGCTTCAATCTTACGCATATAATCAAGACGTTTAAGATGTTCCATTAATTCTGGAGTTAAATCAGAACCATCAGTAGCAGTATAGAAATCTTTTGGTATCTCTAATCCTTCTTTATACATTCGTAAAGCCATATTAGCTTTTACAGCTTTCATTGCAGCATTATTAAAAGCTTTAATTGTATCTCCAACTCCACCACCTGCTAATTTCATATCAGCAATAGATTGATGGAAAGTACCCTGAAAGATCTGTGTAGTTTGTTGCCATAAGAATGCTGGTTTAAGTCCACCAATCTGCCAAGTCATTGCAATACCACGAAGTTTATCTACAACAGTCTTCTCTGGTTGTTTAAGTTGGTTTAGATATCTTTGACCATACTCATATTCTTGTTTAGCAGAAGTAACTTTATCTTTAAATTTACCTGATTTAATTAATGGAGTAAGTTGAGATTCCCAATCAAGTAAATTACGTTGAATCTTAGTAAGATAATAAGACTTATAACTACCGGTAATAGCTTCACGAACAAATCTTTCAAGTTGATTTTCAAACTCTTTAGCAGTATATTTCATTCCAGGAATATACTCTTTATCTATTTGATGAAGATCAACTCCTCTTTTAGTTGCATCTAATAATCTTTGAATAACATCTTCATTAAGATTAATATGTCCAGCATTAGCAAGTTCCATAATCTGGTGAGCAGTTAACTTATTACCACCCATATAACTTCCATCTGGAGATATTAAATCTTTAATCTTATATTGTTCTGTAATACGATAACCCTGTGTTTTTGCTTGTTCCATAAAGGTATTAGCATCAGTCCAATTATCAAAGTAGGTTGAGATACGTTCTCCTCTTTCACCAGGAATACCACTTTTCGATGCTTCAATCATAATGGTATTCGGATCAGCAGGTCTAATACTGTTATAATGAAATCTGTCACCCCAACCTTTATATTTATCTTCAATAATATATTTTGCTATCTGCTCCTTTAAATCAAGATGTTCATTTAAGTATTTATCTATACTTGTCTGCGCATCTTCATATGGTAATGATCCTTCTTTTCCTATTCTCCCACCTTTAGCAAGTTCATCATAATTACTGACAAAATTTCTAACAATTTCTTCATCAGTCAAATGAGTAATACTTCTATCAAAGTCAACCATAAATCTGATTTTCATTTCCTTCATACGATCAATAGCTTGACGTTGAGCTTTTTTCATAACATCAAGAACTTCTTTCTGTTGACCTGAAAATTTAGCCCAATCTGCAAACTCATTCCAAGTTAAATCTTTTGGAACTGAACCTGTATATCTTCCATATTCATAAGATTTTATAGCATCAAGGAAATGTTGACCTTCTGGAGAAATCTTAATCTCACCAGTTAATCCAGACATACCTTTAATATCAAGTAATTTATGAAACTTTGAACCACTATTCCAGTTATCAATATCTCTTATAATCCTATTGATCTGATAAGGATTCATTCTGATAAACTCTTCACCTGGTTGATATACATTATCTTTAAATTTAGAAGACATCTCAGCATAGAATACCGGCGGAAGATTAAGATCTAAATACTTTACTAATCCATGTTTAACTTTAAAGAATACACCATCTTTCATCATGGTGTCATACATTTCTTTACCTTTTGGATATAAACCAGAATCTCTAGTATCTTTCATATTCTTAAGTTGCATTTCTGCTTGTACCTCAGAATAAGATTTAAGTTTCTCAAGACTAACTGATTTCTGATTCTTATCTATATCTTCATCTGGTCTATCTTTAGATTTACTTATCGATGGAAATACGTCTTCTATTTTTCGGGTTAAATCATTTCCATAAATCGTTTTATAGCCATTAATTTTTTTAGGCGATATATTTATATCAGTTTTTTGTTCAATGGGTTTTAATGGTTGTTCTATGTTTTCTTTTAGGGGCTGTGGTGCGATGTTTTCACTAATTGGAGTAATTTCCGATGTTTCTACCGTCTTCTCGAATAATCCTTTTTCAAGATAAGTACTGTTCAAATTATCTATAAGTTCATCCATCATAGACTTAGGAACACCAATAACTTTTTCATAAGTACTTCGTATCCAATCAAGTATATTATCCCATAAAGTTTTAGGAGCATTCTTTAAACTCTGTTCAACTGCAGGTATATGATCTAAGTAACGAGCAAGATCTGGTTCAGTTAAAGCATGAGTAACTACTTCAGCATAAACAGTATGAGGATTTATTGAACTATCTTTAAGAGCATTAAGAACATGATTAATAACTGGATTAATACCAACATCCTCACCTAAGAGAACTGCTTTATCCTGATCAATATATTCTTTAAGTCTATCATAAAACTTACCAAGATAAGGAGCAATCTCGTTATCATAGATTTCTTTAAATTCAGGTTGTAATGTAACAGCATGAATAGACTCATGGACTAATACTTTAGTCAACATCTCTTCTGGAGTCATCTTATCTATTTCACGATTATAGACAGCATCATCAGAAGAACCAAAGTATTTCTTGTTTAATTGAATAAGATTTTCTTGTGAAAGATAATGACCCATATTCTCTTGAAATATAGGAAAGTCTTCTTTAGAAATCTTGCTAAAATTTACTCCAAACTTATCAAGCATTTCCCATAATGGAGTAAGAGTTCTTGGCAAGTTCATTCTACTAGCAAGATTTTGAAACTTTTGTCCAACTGGAATAGACTCATTATCTTTAATAGCTTTTCGTAACTTTAATTCATAACTTCTACCTTCTTCCTTCATACTAAACTCTGAGGGATTACGTTCAGGTCTTACACCTCTAGCAAGAAGTTTCCTACGGTTTTCTGGAGTAGCTACATTAGATAAGTCTAATATATCTTTATTCGCTAAGGCTCTACGTTCTGCTGTTAATTCATGCTTACGGGTATTAATTATATCACGCCTAAGTAATATATCAGTAAGATCTTTTGGTAAACCTCCTCTACCTTCAACAGTATGTTTAGCTTCAGCTCTCTTTTCAGCATCAGGAATTTCTCTTTCTAAGTACTTATCAATAGTTTGAATATGTTTAATAGCCTCTTCCTCAGTCATAGTCTTAAGTTCTTGAGTCTGAGCCTTAGCAAGATCCTCTAATTTAATCTTTTCTACTTTAGGTTCTGGTTTGAATCCTTCTTTCTCACCTTCATACTTAATCTTATTACCACGTTGTTGTTTATCTTTAGTTTCTACTTGTTTATACCACTGTTTCTCAAGTTTCTTAACTTGTTTCAAATTCTTATTAAGATCATTTTCTGGATCTGGAATAAAATTCTTAGCAATAAATTCAGTAAGATTCTTTGGTTCACCTTCAAATGGTTTAATCTCCTTTTCCATTTCCTTTGAAGCTTCACCCATAGCTTTATATATTTGATCTCGTTGTTTATTATCTTCTTCAGTCTTCTTTCGGAGTTCTTCTTGTTGAAGTTCTTCCTTAGTTAACACTTCCTTAAACTTTTCTTTAGCAACTTTCTTTCCTGCTTCCTCTGTAGTAGTTGTCTCCATTGATCTTGTATTCATTAGATCAACTGAATTGTAATAATCACTGTATACCTTTTCTACATCAGCAACAGATTGAGTATCTTTAAGTTCATTACTTGCTTTAAGAACAGAATCTAAAGTATTAGTAAATTCTTCTGGAGGTCTTTGTTTACCGAAGACTTGAATCTCTAATGCTTTACGTTTTGTATTATCGTTAATAGTATTCTGAACTCTATCCATAAGATTAGTAGTATATTCTTTTCCATACTCAGATATATTACGATACTCTTCAAGTTTTTTATCAGTAAGATTAACATGATCTGCAAAGTTAGATTCTATATAATGTTCAATTCTTCCAACAGGAGTATGATACTGATTAGCTAAATCAGTAATTTCGTTTCGTATCTTAAAGTCTTTAAAGACTTCTGGTTGATTACGTTTGAAAGTTAATACTTTCTTATTTAAGACTGCTTGGGCAGATAATGATTGAGCAAGAACACTCAGTCTATCTACATTCTCTTTATAATAATCAGGAGATAAATCCTTCTTCCAATTATTCATTAATTCATCTTTACCTTTTCTTATATCGCCAATAGTAAGAGCATCACGAAAAGTAAGATAGTTTTCTGATTCTTTTTCCCAGATATATTTAAGACTCTTTGAATTTTCACCTGATATATCTAAAGGATTAACACCTTCAATTCTTCTAACTTCACCAGATTTCATAAAGAGTTCATCATCAATTTGATAAGCTCTATTCTTAGTCTTATCAATATCAAAGTAATGACTACGATATTCTGACGGATCTAAGTCTGCGGGACGAGTTAGTTCTGCTATATTATAACTTCTACTATCATTAATAACTCTTTGATAAGTCTTTGGATTAGCAAAGTGAGTAGCCATAAAAGCTAAACCAGTAGCAAGTCCTTGTTGTCCAGTTCCACCACCTATAGTTGTACTTAAATATCCAAAGCCAAATGAACTTGCAGCAGCTCCCATTTCTTCCATTATAGCAGGATTCTTTTTAATTACTTCTGTTGTAACTTTATTAACAAGTCCTCGTGAAACAGTTTGTCCAAGACCAGCACTAACACCAGCAAGAGCACCCATCCAAGTATTATGATATATTTCTGCATAAGGATTATCAGATTTAATTGTCTGTGGTAATCCCATTAAGTTAAAATTAGCAGCTTGAAATAATGCTTGTCCAAAGTATCTTCCAAAACCAGTATTAGCAGATTGTAAAGCAGTTAATAATCTACCAGAATTAGATAAAACAGTAGAACCTAGTGCTTCTCCTCCTGCAGAAAGACCTGTTCCAATACCTCCTGTAAGAGCAGCAGTAGCTGCCATTAAAGGAATATCAGTTATTAATGAACCGAGTGTAATCCCAAAGTGATCCCAGAAACTTAATTCATCAAGACTACCTGAATTCTTTTGAAAGAAAAACGAAAGTAATTTAGATTGTTCTGAATTCAAAGATAGTTTCTTACCATCCCACTCAAGTTGACCATCTTTAGTCATATCAAGATAACCAAGATCATTTGATAAATTCTTACCAGAGAACATCTTATACCAACTGTTAGTCATAGAACCATTGACTGAACGTTCCATAAAAGTAGGTGACGGAATCCCTTTATGTTTAACTATCGTATTATAAAACTGTTTAGTAGCTTGAAGTTCTAAAGGATCATTATCTGTTACTGGAATTTCTGAAAGATCTTCTCTAACTTTTATTTTTCTATCTTTAAAAACAAAAGGTTTTGTTCCTATACTTTCATTTATAACACTATTAGCATTATCGACTTGATTATTAATATAATCATCTGATTGAACATAATTCATCGCATTTACTTCTTGACTAAGTGATGCAAGATTACTTAGTACATAAGGAGTATTAGAATAGAAAATCATTGGTTTCTTCTGTTTAGGAAAAAGATCTTCTCTAATGGCTGAAGCCGGTTCAATTCCTAAATAGTTATCTGGCATAATAAGTTCCTTGTTTAACGATTAGGTACTGATACTGAATTTAGATAAGATGGATATGAATAAAAGAAATTAATAATATCATCTTGACCTTCATCTGAAGGAGCACTTAACTGTTGCATCATATTCAAATCAACTGTTGCTTGTAAACCAGGTAATCCTTCCTTACTACTAATAGCAACTTTATATTTATCTATAACTGCAGGATTCCAGTCAATATCCCTTCCAGACTCTAATGAACCTGGTCTTGTTGTGTGCATAAAGTCATAATCTTTTGGAACACCATAAAGATCACGAGGTAAATCTGTTCGTAATTTATTATATAAGTTTACCATACTTTGATCTTTTGTACTCTTTAATTTATCATCTAGTTCTTGAAGATTAGCAATATTTAATTTCATCTTATTGGTTCTATCTGAATCTTTTGCATAATAAGATTCACCACTATTCATCATTGGAAACATACCAGTATATTGATTTAGAACTTGTTCGTATAATTGACCAGCACTAAACTTACCTCTCCAGTCATTATATTGTTTAGAAGATTCTTCAGCGCCTAAAGGATTTTTAACCCAAGTAATATAGTATTTCTCTAATGCACCAGTATTTAATTTACCTGTACGAGAATCATATAAAGTTTGAGCTTCTTCAGGACTTAAGTTAGGAATAACAGATCTTAAGTTTGGAACAACAGTTCGCCAAAATTCATTTACTCTATAAGGATCACTGTTATATTCATTTGTTAAAGCTTTTAGTTGACTTCTATAAGCATTATACTGATTACTGAATTGCATACGTTGAGCTTGTTCCATACGCAACATAGAAGCATTTACTTCAGGTTGTTTGTATTCAAGTTCAACATTATACTGTTTCATAAGAAAAGCAATAGCAGATTGCATTGATGCTTCATTAACATCTTTATCTTTAAAGTATGTTAGAAACTCTGGATTATTTTTAAGTTCAAATAGAATACCTTGAGAAGTATTTGAAAGTTGTTTATTAGCTTCTAAATAAAGTTTTCTATTTGTAAGTATCTGTTTACCTTTTGGTAATGCTTTAAATGATTGAGTCTGAGCAATTAAATCAGTTAGAAATTGATTATCTTGAGTCTTTATAAAGTTACTATAGTTAATCTGATATTCAAGTTTTTCAGTCTTCTCTTTCATTAAAGCACTTTCAAACTCAAGTTGTTCCATTTGATCTCTTCGAGTATTCTCAAGAGATATGGTTTTCATCTGTTGTTGTTTCTCAAGGTAAGGTAACATTCTATCTGCTTCTTCACCACCTATTACTCCAAGTTCAGTAATAGCTTTTCCATAAGCATTCTGATATAATTGTTGACGATCTCTTAACTTACCAGACATTGCTTGAAACTGTGCAGCTCGTTGACTAATATCTTCTGTTATCTGTTTTGCTTGAGGATTATCCTGTAAACGAGAGATTTGTTCTTCAGTAGTCAAAGGAATATTACTATCAAGAGCACTTAATTCATTATTAAGATTACTTAATGTTTCAGTTGCAGCTTTTGTTCGGGCAAGCATTAATTCTGCACTTGCACTCTGTACCATACCACCCATAAAGTTATTTTGTGCAAGTTTATTTAAGTTTTCAATATAAGAATTAGCCATTCTTTTACTCCTACGAAGTAGTCATTTGATCTTGGTTAATATCGTTTGGATTTATCTTTAAAGAACCAGATTGCATCATTTTTAATAAATCTTCTACTCCCCCACCAGAAGATTTATTTGTATCAAATATTTGATTCAGATTACTTAAGAAATCTGTTTTTTCTCTTAATGCTTGCGCGGATACAACATTCCCACCTGCAGTTGCACCTAAATTAAGACCACTTAAAGCACCTGTTAAAACTCTCTGGAATTGATCCATATCTGGTAATCCACCAGCACCTGCAAGTTTAGTCTTAATCATATCTATAAATCTATTTTTTGTATCAGCATCTATCGTGGAGAACCATTTACCAAATTCTGATACAGCTCCAGCTGCTAGATTTTCTCCTTGAGAAATAGCAGGTGCTAATGCTTGAAGATAATACTCAGTAGTAGATTGTCCTTGAGGAAGACCCATATCACCTACTGCAGCTCCAGCCTTACCTGCAAGTACATCTGCAGAACCACGATACATCTTTTGTACCATTGGTAAAAGTGTACCCATAATTTCTTCTTTAGAAAATGGAGCAGACTTTAACCAATCTTCATTTGCATTAAGTTGTCCTAATGCTTCTTTAGTAGTTTTTTCTTGTGGACTCTCTCCTAAAGCACCTGTACCACCAAGTACAGTTCCAAGAATCATTAAAGCATCATCATAACCAAATGGCATTTTTATATCTCCTTTATCTAATTAACCCACCATATTCTGTGACTTCAGCAGTAGTAGCTGCTGGTTGTGTTGAATCATATTTAACAATCGTTCCACCTGTACTAGCAATTAATCCTATACTTGGAGTTGTGCCAGTAGAAGAATTACTTCTCGAAAGAAGATAAGCTAATGTATAAGTAGCGATACAATATTGAAGATTATTAAAATAATTCTCATAAGCATATCCAATAGGTATATTTGAAGCATTAATTCCTCTACCTCTTGTAGTCGCATCACCTACAAAATAACAGTATAAAACACTAACATAGGTACTTCGTAAGATACTAATACAATAATAATCTGAGGTAACAACAGTAATCTTTAACCATCTCACATAGGTAACTGTACTAAAATTATTTGTTAATGATATACCATGTGAACCAGTAAAATTTAAGATAACAGCTTGAGTTGTATGTTTAGTAGTTGCTTCAGATGTATTACCTTGTATATATACTACACCATTCATAAACGCAGTAAGTGTTAAAGTTGCATTTAAACTATAAGTTCCATCTGCAAACTGAAATGTAAGAGTATAACCACCTAAGTTTTTAGGTTGAGCATTAATAGAATCTTGAATATTTGCTGCTGTCATTGCAGAAGTTAGATTAACGGTTTTATTTGCTGTTAGAACACCAGAGGCAGTATAAGAATTCCAAGTAGTCTTTTCGGTTGAAGTAACATGAAGATAATTATTATCTCCATTCAAATCTCTTAATTGATTATGTCTTAATGGTAAAGGAATAGTAAAGTATGAAGTATTAGTACCTCCAACTATTGTATTAATTACAACAGTTGCTATTGAAGTTGTCTTCGCATAGATACGAACTCCAAATCTATCTGTTGCTACACAAGAATAAGCAGGTTGTTCTGATGATTGTCTTAAGGTTTCATAATTTAAGTTATCTATCTCATTAGAATATATACTGAATAAAGTTGTTTCTGAATTATCAGTATGTCTTAAAAATGGTTCAAACTTTAATTGAGTAACTCCAGTTGCTTCATCCACTTTTACTCTAAAGTTAGCAATCCAAGAACCTGCATCAATAACAGTAGTTCCTATACCCAGATCATATAGATAAGTTCTAAATAATAATTCTTCATTTGTTATTGAACCACTTAATTCAGTCTCAGTAGCTTCGTTTACATAACTTAATTTTTTATATCCAGAAACATCTGAGGCTTCTGTGGTAAAATAAATTGGTGCAGTAGATATACCACCAGCAACGGAGATAGTTGTCCATGATCTGTTACCATTTAGAAACTTGTTACTAGGATTTTCTGGGGTTACTGGTAAAGTTGGTTCTTTGGCACTTAAAGAATCTTTAAGTCCTCTTACTTGTCCAACTGATATATGTTGAGCGTTAACAGATGAAACAAGTAATAAAGTTATAATGATTATCTTATAAAGATGTTTCATAATCTCCTCTTAAAGTATCCTCTGTTTCTGGAATAGAACCTGATAACATTGTAACAGTAATTCCACTTATTATATAATCAGTTAATATATTCTGTCGAACACCACTTCTAAATAACTTTAATGTACCTGAAACATAATTTGCAGGTAAAAGAAAGGTATTGTTTGCTCCATCACAATTACCAGTAAGTGATTCATTAAGTACTTGTGTGGTTGTTGCTGTCATATTAACTTGTATCTGTGTAATAGTTCTTGCAATAGAATCTGATACAACAGGTGAACCTGAATACTTACCTGCTTCTCTCAAAGATACTCTACCTGTACTTTCTACAATAAGTTCATGAAGAGTACCTTTTCGTTTAATAAGAAATCTATTACTTTCATCATCTATTAAAGCTTGATTCTCGTTTACTTCTGATAAAGAACTTTGAATTGAACTATAATCTGTATAACCTGGCAAAGTACTTAGGGATAAATTACTTCCAAGTACTGTAGGATCTTGTGTAAATCGTTGACTTAATATATTACTTGATAACCTCATTCTGGTTTAACTCCATCAAGTCTTCCATACTTCCAAATCTTTGGATGAATACCACGAAAACTGTTAGTCTTTATTACTATACGAAGTGGAACTGTCGGATGGGCTGTGGAAGTCCAAATATCATATAGTAAAGGTAAAAGAACTTTATGTTCTGTAAGTAATGGTACAGTTGCCATACTATTAAATCCTGAATTATCCACAATAATTAATCTGGGAACAAAGTTCACTGGACTTGAAATTGTATCAATTTCTGCTGTAGTAATTCCTGGTATACTATGGGGTATAAATGCAGGACGACACTCAACCTCACCACCTGCTTTAACAAGACACATCCACCAAAGTTGATATGAAGTTTCATAGTTTGGATGAAGACTAACTGCAGTTTGATAGATAGTCTCGAATGGTAATCTATAAGCACCAAGTAATACACTTGAACCTTGAAATGCTGGTGCAATCCAAATAGTAATAGAAGAATAGAGTGGTGTAAGATCACAATAAAGAATATCATTCTGACCGTTTAATATATCATCAACATAAAGTTTTCTTCCAACAAACTTATAACGATAATTATTTTCAACCAGCGTATTACTACCTATAGGAGTAATATAACTTCCTTGATTGATAGTTCTTTCAGGATAACCAAATGCGGGATTTATTCCAGTTTTAACTGCAGTATAACCTTTATATGCCAGTTCATTTCGATCAATGATATAGTAAGGTGGTAAATAAAGACCTTCTATATCACAAGGACATGATTCACCAAATGGTCTCATTACTGGTATACCATCGTTAAAGTTACGCCAATAATAAGTTCCTGAGGTATCATAAAGAACTTCCATCTTACCGGATAAACCCAATAATCCTGCTACCCAACCACATCCTTGTTCAAGAACATATTGTGTGAAGAAAGGATTAAAAGATGTCTTCTTGTAACATATCCGTCCGTCAAACATTCTTCCCATACCACTATAATTTACTTGTTTGACAATAGAAGTAGTATCTCGTTTTTCTTTAACCATTACTTGTGGATCTTTGAAATACTGTTGTACATCGAACTCCCCTGTTGTTAAGTTTGGTATAACAGTTTTATTAACAACTGAATTTCCAATAAGAGTTCCATTAATATAGTAATTCAGTGAGTCAACTCCCACACTTTCTGTGTATATCTGTATATGATTACCAGAAGTAATTACAGTATCAATTATTAAAGATCTACTACTAAAGATTCTAACATCGTGAATGTTATCAGTGACACCAGTTTCATTAGTTAAGTAACCTTGAATATCAGTAACACTAATCATTCCTGTAATAGATGGTACTATCCACTGATATGATGAAGTACCAAAAATCATAATTGTTGTATCTGGTAATACTAAAGTAACAGAATCCCTTGATGCTTCCCAACTTATATTAACTGTACTGCCAACTAAAAATGTTGATTGATCTGCTGGACTTGTGAACTCTAGTGTTCCACTTCGACTATACCCTTTTGCCCAAAAGACTCCATAATGAGCATTAGCATATGTATTTACATAAGCATTAGCTTGAATATCAATTCTACCAAAACCATATTCAGCACTCGATTGATATTTAGAAGCAACAAATAATAAACCTTTATTAAGAACAGCACTATGTATATCTGATTTACCAATACTCGTACCTGTATGCAAATATCCAAGAACATGGAATTTAGCTGTTGAACAATGAGACCATACTTTAGACGATATTCTATAAATTCTATTCGTTGTTTTAACTGTATCACCTGCTGTAAAATTTACAAATAATTCATCATCACTTATTAATGAAAAGGAATTTACTCTTATTAAAGTATCACTTATTAATGAAGGAGGTAAAGGTATTTTAGTAAAAGTTGTTCCATCAAATTCATGTAATCCACAATAAGTATTCTTTTTAGATAAAGACGTAAAAAGAATATAGGCTTTTGTTCTTGTTGAATTAATCGCTATTACTGGTGTTGCTTTAACACTATCAAGATTAATTGCTGTTTCCCAACCAACATTTTTTATTGTTCCAGTATGTTTTACCATTTTAACTGGATAACCATAAGCAAAAGATTGTGGACTCGCATTATAACTTTTAATAACAGCTAGAAATAAATATTCTGCATTATTAACACCAAAGAATGCTATTGGATAATAATAAAGATAATCTGGTAGTACATCTGTAATTCCTAAGTTCCCTACACTGGTAGTTGATGAAGAATCGTCTAAAGGTTTATACCACATCCACTTATAATCAGTCTGACCATTATAAGCTCTAAGAAAATTTATTGTATTAAATGAACTATCAGGAGCTAAATAAGGATATTTAATAAAGTTTGCACCTCCAAAATCTGTACCATCATCAGTGATTGTAGTTGTAAATAATTTTGTAACAGTATTAAATTTTTGAATCTTATATAATCCATAGATTGAATTTGCAGAAACATTAAAAATATTTCCCCTATACATAAAGTACATATTTACTCTTCCAAGACCATTAAGATTATTATCGTACAAAAAATCAAATCTCCATTGGGGATTACTACTTTGTGCTTGGCTATATGATTTTCCTACTGTATGAGAAACAATCGATGTATCAGCAGGAAGCCAATGAACTCTACTATTTGCTGCCCACCAAATAGTATCTCTTAAAGCAAATAATTGACTGTTTATAATATTAAAATCAGAACTAGCAGATTCATCAGTATGTTTATAAATCATAGTGTCAGTACCACAAGGAATTTCTGTTTGGGCAAAAGTAAATGAAGATAATATTAATAAAAAAAGTATTAACTTTTTCATTGATACCTCTTTATATAAATCCAGTTATATTTAAGTCCTGATACTGTTCCAGATGAACGATTAGCAACTACACCACCAGTTATAACTTCTGTCCATAAGTATGCTTTTGGATCAGTCTCTCTAGCACAGATTACTACAACATCTAAAGAATCCATTCCATTAACAAAGACTGTATCTGTCGTATCTGTCGTAGAGAAAGATCCTTGATATGATAAACTATCTGAAAAAACTAAAGTATCATTACGAATACAAAGTTGAGTTACATCTGTAAATACTATAAGTTTATTAAATAGACTATCTATCATTCTTTGACTTATATTTATCCATCCACCTGGATTAGATAAAAGACGATAAAATGGAAGTCCATAATATGAACTAAAACTGTGAGGAGCATCCCATCCAAGAGTACTGAATGGAGTTGATATATCACCAGTCTTTCTAACTTGTCCAAAAGATATAGATACAATTATTAAGAAGAATACAATAAGTTTTTTCATAATCCTACTCCTGCTACTTGACCAGAATCTAATCCAAGACCTTCAACATTTAAGAATGTTCCTTGAGCTGGATGTTGTTCTGGTACATTATAAGTATAACCAAATTCAGTTATTATTAATTGATAAGGTGGTAATTTAAGTTTTATTTTAATCTTTCCATAACGAACAAGAAGTGGTGCAAATACAAGATCATTTCGTATTGTAAGTAATTTAATTGTTTCAAGTGTATTATCATCAAAAGTTACTATATATTCAACTTGACCTGGTTGATCTTCTTTACATTGTATATAAATTTCTTGAAGTATTTTATCTTGACTTTGTGGAAGAACAACAGGATATCCACTTATCATCATCGTATTTGTACTGTAATGAGTTTCTATTTCAGCTTCAAGAGTATTTGTACCTGTTAGATCAATCTTATACATCTTTCCATTATCAGCTAAAAAATAACCAAGATCATCTTTAATTCCGATAAACTCTTTAATTTTATAAGGTAATACATAATTCTTGAATCTATTATACTTAAACTCATAAATAATTACTTCGTCTCCAATCTGAAGCCAATACTCATCTTTTGCTTTATTGTATACTGCTACTGCACTATTTTTATTAACTTGAGTAATTTCATTCCAGTAATTCTGATGGGTTTCTTCTACTAAATTTTTAGGAGCATTTATTCCACCTGTATAACCAAACATGCCCCATGAGTCTTCCCATATTAAAGAACGAGCGTAAGGCATTCCACCAAGTTTAGTTAGTAACGACTTAACAGAACTAATTCCCTGCCCACCATTTGTTGCTCTTATTCTTCTAAGATTTACTGATTGACCGGCTTCAATAATATAACAATAATTATCTTCATCTGTAATAATAGATATTTCATCTAAAGGTGTTATTGCTATTGCTTTATTAATAAAGTTTCTTGATGGAATAATAAAACCATAATTATCGACTTCACTAAATGGAAAACTATCTGGTTGTGGTTGTCCAGTTCCACTAATATGAGATTGATAAATCTTATCATCTCCTTTAACATAATAAGTACGATTACGATAAAAGATTTCAGAATCTATCTGTTTCCCTATAATATCATCTTCATCAGTAAATACTTTTACGATTCCAAGACCATAATTAAAATTAAGAGTTTCTAAATCAGCATAACTTGATCTTTCGGTAATTAATTTTCTTACATAATCTGGATCTGTTGTTATATCCCAAGCAGTAGAACTATCAACAGTTAATCGAGAAAAAAGATATTTTATATTCTGATTATCTGTTGAAGAATAAATTTCATAAGCAGTTGTTCTCCAATCAATTTGTTCTTTAGGAATATTAAGATAAAGATCATTATAACAACCACTGTGATTTGTAATCTTTATCAATCCTCTTTGAATATCTTGATTTCTTACCACTACTGATAAATCATTATAACCTATTAACTTAAGATTATCAATTCCTACATAAGAAGAGAATGCTTCTGAATCTACTTTAGCTTTTACAGTACTTTCAATTGCAAGACCAAAATTAGTATCTTGAAACATATTTACTGGAATATCTAAAATGTAGTTGTTTGCTATTGAAGTTGGATCGATTTCAAGTGTTTTTAAATTTGTAGCTATAAGAGTTGTTTCATCAGTAACCCAAACTTTAATTTGATGATTACTTTCTCCTATACGATATACAATCTTAAATCTTATTGACTTTAATCGTTTTAATCCAGTAATAAAAATTGTACCAATTTCAGTATCAATAGGATTTGCTGAAGTATTTTCTAAATAAGCATAATAACTTCCATAACTTGGTGGAAGTTGAACTCTTGCCATATTAGACAATGTAAGATTAGGAAGGTAAGACATATCTTCAAAATCTTCCAAATAACCTGGAGCTTTATTATAATCTATTGCTCCTTCGGCAACTGGTTCATCATAGACAAAATCATCGTCAATCGTTATTTCTGTAGTCTCATCTCCTAAAGTTAAATCATAACTCCATCCTAACCATCTTGGAAATAGATACCATCCAGCATTTCGTTTATAAGTATTATATGTTCTTTCAGATAAGTAAACAAGAGTAAGATTCATCATTACTTTTTTATCAGTTGCTCCTCCAAATCCACCACCAAGATAAGTTGCAGTTACATTAAGATTAATTTTAAGTTGATCTATTGCTATACTATAAGTAATATTAACAGGTTTTTCATCAAGATTAAAATTAGCATCAGCACTATGATCTAAGTCAAGATACTGTGGATTAGTATAAAGTTCATGGATACCTGATATAGATGAATCAAGAATTATTCTATAAGAATGATGGGGAGCTCCATTTACTGTTTCAAGTTTATATAAAATATAAAGAAAACAATTACCTTCAGTAGAATGATAGAAATGTTTTATAGAAAGAATCTCGAATAGTTGAGTAAGAGTTGCAGTTCTTATTATACTGGGATAAACAATTTCTGTTGGAGCTATTGCTGGAGTAAAGAATCCATTATGAAAATCAATATTCTTAGCAGTTCCAAAGAATGTATTCTTTGCATCAATTCCATCTATATCAGTTGAGGGAATCCATGCTTGAAAATCTCGATATCTTTCTATTGAATTAAGCATATTAATTTAGAAGCATTGTTGTATCATTCAAGAAATCATTTGGTCTGATTAGTTCAGGTTCTGCTTTTGAACTTGTCATACTGATAAAATCTCTAAGAAGTTTTTTAAAGTTATCCTTATGCTCAAGAAAACCTATTCTTAAAGCACTAAGTTCTACTTCCGTTAATTTAGTTTTTAAAGTTGTAGCAGTAGTAATCTTTCGTAATAAACCTCTTGCAGTTCCACCACTAACAATCATATCTATAAAAGTTCTATTAACCTTTATAGTGTCTTCTTCATTAACCACTACATCTGGAATATACGAATGCCATACTCTTATAGTACCAGTAAAACCTGGTTTATAATAAAGAATAACTTTATCTTCGACAAAATTAAAGTAATAACCAAGTTTTCTATCATAAAGAAGATTCTGATCTGTATTAGCTTGTAATGCAAAAGTTTCATTTACTCCAGGAGAAACCTCCGATAAAGAAGTAAAAGGTTTATTCGGATTCCAAAGCATATAATCTTCAGCAGTCATTTCTTTAGAAACAAGTTGAGCAGAACCACAATCAAATCGAGCTTCGTAAGGAATTAAACAATCATCTGGAAGTATTATATTATCTTTATCTTTGTTAATTATAAGATTATCAACTGTTATAGAAATCCAAGTAGCAGGAACAGTTACTGTAATCTTTAACTTTATATTGACACCTGAACAACCAGTTAAAACAGTATGTAATAATGCAGAACCATCATAATCTAAAGTATCACTAAATAATTCTGTATTATCTTCTGCTAAAATTTGAACTATAACTGGTGTTGGTGTATCACTTATATCACCTGTTAAATTAAAAGAGACTTGATTTATCTGAGATAAATCTTCTACAAGAATAATACCAGTAGAAGAAACTATCTCAGTTCCACCTCCTTCAACTGGTACAGAGACAGGTAGAAGAACAAGATTTCCTAATGGACTACTTTGTGTAAATACTGTGAATGATAATCCACTTATATAAGTTTCATCGGTAAAATTTTCAACTGTATCTTCAGTTTCAGTAGTATTAACTTCATATAATTTACGAGGTGATTCTGAAGTTCCAAAGATAGTTGCAAGAGTATCTTGTATATCATCTTTAACAGTACGAATATCATTAGAGTTTTCTTTTGCTATTCCAAGATTAGAAAAGATTCTATCAATTATTCTGAGAGTTTTCAATCTTTAATTCTCCTAACTTATTAACTATTCTTTGGGTAATTTCTTTACTTTGTTCTGGAGAATGTTCAATACTTCTTCCATTCTTTTCTATATAATCAAGTATTAGATCATCTACTTCAATAAATGGTAATGATGCAGTTTCTGTCATAGTATAAAAAGCATCTAATCCTTTATATACTATGGCGGAAGCCTCAACTTCTTCAACAAGAATAGGAAAGTATCTTACTTGAAATTCTTTAGTGGTAATATCATAAATAACAGTAAAAACTTTATCTTCAATACCTTCATTACTACTATCATAAGTACGATACTTTTTAGAAAAGAATTCTTCCGGACTAACTGGATAATATATATTCTTTAATCCATTTGTAACACTCTGTGGTTGAATACAAGTTATCTTAATAAAAGTACCTATATCTGTTACTAACCCACTTGTTGCTAATTTTACTGGAACTATCTGTGTTTGTACAGCTTGATTAATATGATTTTCAAGTTTTAAAGCACGAAGAGTGCGAAGCATTTCCTGCAACGCACCCTTCGAAAGTGTTTGGATATCAACTGACGTCCAGCGAATACCATCAACAGTAGCATCTGTAATTATAGAACCATTTCTGTCTCGATAATCATGGAGACGCTGTCTTGCTAATAATACTAATTCACTGAAAGTCATTTTGATACCTTACGTTTTGTTTACAACAAATGCTTTAATATCAGTAGTACAACCTGTAAGAGTTAAAGTTTTGCCATGACCAGCAGTATATGTTGTTTCTGCGTAAGCTTTAATTGCACCTACGTCAGTAGTAAATACCGCAAATACTTCATCAGTACCTGCAATATTAAACACTAAGTCATATCCACTAGTAAAATCAACACCAACTTTATATGTCTTACACTGTATCGCTACACCTATTTGAAAAGGAGGGCGAGGACTCTGAACATTTACAATCGTTCCAGCATCATCTGCAATATGCCCGATTTCAAATGTTACTGCACTCATATTTTCCTCCTTATGCTACTGTAGTTGGAAGAATCTGACCAAATAACAATACATAGAATGCTGCATGATCTGTTACATCATCTGTTGCATCTGTACTGTTAATAGTGATCGTTATTTTCCCTGCAGTTCCTGAAGCTACTGCAGATACGAGAAGACCTTTATTTGCTACGAAAATACTGTTGAGAGAAATAATTCCAAAAACTGTTCCAAGTCCAAGACCAAATGGAGAATCAATATCTACTGTTACAACTCCATCTGTTACTGCACCTGGATCAATTACTGCTAATTGCATAACATAAGGACAAGCACTTCTCATGTTAGGATCTTTCTCAAGAGTATTGAAGGCGAATAAAGCTTCATTGAAATTTGCCATCTTGTTTCTCCTTAAAAGAAATTATTGAATAACTTCTACAATCAGATTAAACGTTGATTGCAGGAGCACCTATTGTTACAAAGTTTGTTTCAGCAAGTCTTCTAATAAGACCCCAGCAACCATACAATTCACGCCAAGTTCCCATGAAGCCTTCATTACTCTTGTAAGAACCTTTTCCATCATCCGGTTTATCAGTAAACTGAACTTTATGAGCAATCTGGAAGCAACCAAATTTTGATTTCTGGTTGTAATTGTATTCGGTAAGATTAAGAGCAATACCTTCATTAGCCATTCCAATTTCATTCAAAATTGGAGCAGTAACATGGTATACAGTAAGATCACGACCAACAGATTCAAGAGTCTTAATCTTCATCTGATACTGAACTGAAAGTTGAGCATTGGTGTAATAGATACTTTTGTTTTCATAAGCGTTTGCAATCTGCTCACTTAACTGAGTACCAGTAAACCACCATAACTCTTTAACACCGGAGATATCTGCAGCATGACGAACAAAATTATTGATTCTTTGAACAGTTGGAATCTTACCAGCAAAATCATAATAATGATCTGTATCTGCTTCAATGAATTCCAGAATACCACCAGTTTCATATTCAAGATTACCGGCAACTTGTTTTTTGGATTTACGAGCTGTAAGGATAGCTCTTTCAATCGCTTTCATCATGTAGGTTTCTGCTAACTGATATTGAATATTTAAGTATTCAACTCCTTTAGCAAGGAAGGTATCAATGCCTCCACCCTGAACCATGTGTTCGCCAAGTCCATAGGAAAAGCGTGTAATTTCAATATAGTTATCAAGATAACTAGAATTCTTTCCAACTGGTGCTGTTGGAAAATCATTTGCTCTTGAAACTAAGTTATTTACAACTAAAGACATTGCAGTTGTGATAGCCGGTGCAGTACCAGTATAACTATCTGAAGGATGTGCTCTTCGAACAGTTATGATTCTGTAACCAGTTCCACCAAAATCTTCATTACTGATATTTGTAATTCTTAATTCTTCAGGAAGAACTATTCCTGAAGCAACTACACGAGTTGTACTCATATCAGTATGAGCTGCAACTGTTGCTTTTGTAAAGATACCTTTTACAAGAAGACGAGTATTAAGATTTAGGACTGCTCCTATATCATTAGTTACTTTCAACTTGGTATTAGTATTATCTGTACTACTTGAAATTTCTGCAAGGACAAACTCATAATCAAGTTCATCAAATTCTGGATATCTGAATTCCCAGTCAGTTAACTGATCAGGTGGAACAGAACCAAATTTTTCAGAAATGATTTTGAGTAAACTGATTGTATTTCTTTGGCGCAACGCCCAGAATCGGAAGTAATCTTTGTCTTGAGCATACTTACGAAGTCTGTCTTGAATGTTGGCTAAGTCGTACAATCCAGGAATGACTTGGTTATCTAAACCTGCCATAATTGAACTCCTATAATGTTAAGGTTGATTATACTTAGTTAATTTTAATAACCCAGTGTAGTCATCATATCTCTTATCATTGGAGAGTTCTGAGCATTCTTAGATAGTGTCTCGATATCTTCTTTACTTGGAGGAGTACCCTTTATTTTAGTAAGATCACCTGGAAGAGGTTTATCAGTTGGAAGATAAATACCTTTTTCAGCATACTCTTTAGCAATAGAGTTTCTTTGATTTTCAAGAGCCTTAGTCATTAAAGATTCATGTAAGAATCCTTTAAGTATATTACGCATGGAGAATGGATGTTTTTCTGCAGATTCTTGTCCCATACTTACTTTACCTGCTACTTCATCCATTTGTGCAATAATATTCTTAACTTCATCTTCTTTACCTTCAAAATAAGTATCTGCAAACCATTTTTTATCTGTTGCTTGTTGAGCATTTATCTTTTCTAATCTTTGAGTTTCAGTATTACGAAGTGTCTGCGTTTCATTATGTAATTCACTTCTCTTTGTCGCAGTTAGTTCATCCCATCTATACGAAGGAGTTCCAGCCTTTGATGCTTCGTTAGCATTGTATTCAAATTCACCTGGAGCAAGCTTGAATTCTTTTTCTATTTGTGGAGTCAAAGTAGATTCCTGCCATTGTTTAACTCTGGCAGTAGGATCACCTGTCGTAAGTTGAGTTACAACTAAATCGAGTTCAGGAAGACCAAATTGTTTTTGGATCTTCTGATAATTACCTGCAAAATCTGTTGATAAATCTTTAAGAGCTTTAATTGCATCAGTATCAGTAATTTGAGTTTTCTTAAGTTCCTCATACTGTTTAGTAAGTTCTTTGTATTTAACGTCAAATTCTGAGGCTATCTTAGAATGTTTCTTAACTTCCTCAATAAGGGTTGGTGCATCCATCTCTTCTAACTTCTGTCCTAACTCTTCGCCAGGTGTAGGAGTAATTGGAGCTGGTGGTATACTGGGTGGTATAGACTCTTCGCCTACATCTTCCTTTTTATTATCATCTGGTAGAAAATCTTTAATCATTAAATCAAGTGGACTTCCTGGAGAAACTTGTTTATGTTCCGTTCCATCAGGATTACCACCTGCTGCTATATGAGCTTGTAATTGTTCATCAGTCATTCTATCTTGTGGATTTACAATCTCTAGTTCTGGCATTTATCTTTGTCCTTGTTGTGTAAAAGATTGTTCCATATAAGCCATTGGATTAGCTTTAAATCTTTCAAATTCTGCATCAAATGCTCCTTTAGCTTTAGCACCTTCAAGTGTTTTAACTAACTGGAATATTTGACTACTTCGTTGATCGTTAATTGAATTAAGCTTTTTAACTGCTTGTTGAAGTTCTTCGTTTTGTCCTTCTAATTGTTTAACGTTATCCACATTATCAAGTATCTTATCCATTCCTTGAATACCAATTCGTTCAAGTATTGCAGGAACAAGTCCTGGAACTTTAAGTTGTGTTGCTAAAGTTGTAAGCATTGCAGCTTCAGTTGCAGCTTCATAACCACTTGAACTTATTGTAGTAAATCTTACTTTTCTAAAACCTCTTCGAAGATTTGTTTCTGGTTTAACTACTAAGTTAGTAGTTGGTTCTCCACCTTCTTTTTCTGAAGGAGTTGTTTTCATCTCAAGAACATTATATTTTATAAGTTCTTCTTTTTGTTTAACAGGATCATAATGAGTTGAAAATCCATTGAAAGGAGCATATTCCTTATAGAATTCTCCACATACTTCACCAAGAACTGATAACGAAGCATCAACATCATTTAATCTTCTACGAATCTTTTGACCACCTGCAGATTGTAACGAAGCAACAGTAGAAAATACATCTGGAGCTCCTTGTGGATTTCCTTGAAGTGTAGAGTAGATTCCTGTAACATACTCCATCATTGATACTAAGAATCTTGGCATAACAAGCCAAGTCTCATTAAAAGGTTTTGGTTCAATAACATCTGGTTTCTGACTATAACCTGGAATAGGTAATTTATACTTTAATATAACACCTGGTTGAGAAGCTGATGTAACCCAATCTTTTCCATTAATAATACTTCCTTCTTCAGCCATTACTCGAAGAGTATTCATTAAAGACATATTAAGAATAGAAGACATAATGAATTTATTCAATGCTCTCTGTAATGGATAAAGATACCACATTAATGAATAAGGATAAGGATTGTCTCTGTGATCATATTGGATTGGAATAATACAATATCTACTGATTGGATAAACAACTTTATATCCATAATTACCAATAGCAGTTTTTTCAGTTAAGTATAATCTACGAAGTTGTTTAAGTTTAATTATACCGGCTCTTTCTAAACCTTTTAATCTATCATCAAGTTTATTTGTATAACTAACTTTTATTTCATTTTCACCAGTATTAATTTTATCAGTCTGTGGTATAATAGCCCAAGCAGTTTCATCTTCTAATGAATATCTAGCATTAAAAAGTACACTTTCACCTGGTTTTAAGTTTCTTCCAAATACGGGATCTTCTTCAAATGATCCTCTATCTGTAATACCACCTTTACAGAAATCTTCAAAATCTTTAAAAGTTATATCAGGTTCAATAGACTTAACAAACTTAAATCCAGCTTTTTTACTAATAGGCATAGCATATACTTGATTATCCATATCTTGATACATACAATCTAATGAAGATGGATCACCAAAGAAATAACGCCATGATAATCTTTTAATATCAACCCAGAATTCACCATATTCATTTCTTGGAATAGCATACAGTAATCCATGTCCTACATTAGTCCTATCAGATACAGCTTTATGAAACTGTAAATTTCCTAAAGAATCAAACCAAGATTTCATTATAAGATGTCGATATAGGTCTGCAACATTTCTGGAAAGTTTTGTTTCATCATCATTGTAAGGATGGATAATAGGAGCTACATATAAGGATGGTTTTGCTGAAATTGTGAGTGCGTCTGCAGTATCTGCTATTGCTGTTGAAGTTGATATTGGAAGTGGAGCTTGTCTAAACTTAATTATCTCTGTTTCTTCTGCTCTACTAAACTGACGACCAAACCTTGCATTCTCTAATCGAAGTGCGTTAGCTCTCCAAGTAGCTGCATAAGTTCTATAATCAGTTAAAACTTCGAAGTTTTCTTTAGCATGTTCATACTTCCATTCTTTTCTGGTATCTTCTCTTGTAGAGAATTTACTATCTTCTATTGTATCTGGTAACTGGATTGTTGCCATGCCAAAAGCCAAATTTAATTTATGCAAATATAAGGCTTTTATTATGGGGAGTCAAGTGAAGAGATTAATCTTTGAGTATCTGAATAATCTTTTTTTTGTATAAGCTTATCAAAAGTATAATTGTCATAAAATAAAGTTACATTACCACCCATGCTTCTACATCATCTGGAACTACATATTCTTCTAAATCAGGATCTGGTAAGGCATTTCCAAGTGAATCAAAATCACTCTGTGTTGGTATCCTACCCATTTTTTCAGCATTGTGTAAAGCATCCAAAGTATCAAGTTTACTATCTGGAAATGTTGCTATCTGAGATTCAACGACTTTCATAAATCGCATAGTTTTTAATAAGTAATACATACCTGCCGAAAACCAATTAAGTAATCCTGTACGAAGTTTATATTTCTTTTCATCTGTAGGATGATATGGAAGTCCATCTGGAATAGGTATACTCATCTTTGCAAATAATGCAACAAGATCATTATACCAAGCAAGTTGTTGTCCTGCATTTTCTATAACGAAAGCATCTGCATGATACTTTAATATCATACGAGCAGTTTCTTCAACTCCTCCAATTCTTTTAACTTTTGCAAGTTGTTCAGGTGTTCTTGCTAATATAAAGTTTCTTATTTCAGCTTCATTATAATATCTATCTCTATCATCAAACTTTCCCATAGAACAGTCAAGTACATATCTGTTATTATCTGCTCCAAAAGCAGTGACTGTAACAGCAGAATCACATGCAGTTTTTTCTTCACTAATAGCAGGATCAAGTGAAACCACTATAAAAGCACGAAGTCGTTTATATTCTTTAGGATTTAACTGATCCCTAATAGCTATAAAGTTTCTTCCATCTTGACGAAAATAAGAACCATCCCAATACTTAATCTGATAGTCTTTATCACTTACTATCTGATTATAGTATTCCATCATGAATGTCTTCCAACCACCTAAATCAGGTTGATTACGATACCATTCTCCTAATCTTCTAAAGTAATCAACACTGAATCGTTTAGCCCAACCAGATCGTTCAACACCATCTTTATCATAATAAGTAGCTTGATAGAAAAGTCTATGCCATCCAGAATTCTCTTTTTGAAGACTTGACATAATACAATTCTGATGAACATAATTACCGATATATAAAGTGAGTCCATTCGGATCAAGTCCACCAAACTGTTCACCAAGTATCTCTTGTGCGTTATAAGTTCTCATACCTGGAGTTTTTGTATTCTCTTTATTCTCAACATCATCATCAATATCAAACTTAGGACGTTTAGAGAAGATATTAGCACCACGAGCTGGTTGATTTAATCCTTGTCCTAATAAAATATAGTTATTAAGTAATATAAGTAGTTTACCAGTATTCTTAAACTTCCTATCTTTAACATCTTTTAATGTAGGTCTTAAATCACCGAACAGACCTATAACTGCATTACTACTAAATTCAACAGATACGTTATTAAGTCGTTTCTCTGCTTCATCAGAAGTCTTTGCTCTCATTCTAATAAAGTCCATTTCAGGTAATAAGAACTTACTATCTGAATAAATACCATACTGTCCTACAAGAACTCCATATAAAACAAGTATCTCCGCCCAAGTTGTCTTAGAAAATTCACGAGAAGTACATACTGCCCAAGCTCTGTCTATCTTAGTCATACCTGGACGATAACGAAGAATCTTATATAAGGTAGGTCTAACCCAATCTGCTAGTCCATAAGCAGGATTAACTTTATGAGGGAAAAGATCAAAGGCGAAACGTATTATACCTAAGTCTTCTGGAGAAGTATTATTCTGCCATCGTGGTAAAAGTTGTGCTAACCTTTGTGATACAACGGCTCGTCTGACTGGAAATACTGGAAATATTTTCTCAGCCATTATTTCTTATTAATTGTTTCCTCTGTAAACATTGACTCTACATCATCACCTTCAGAAGTATATTCTTCAACAACACCAAGTTCTTCTCTTAATTTCTTCTCTGCTACCTTTTCTTCTTCTGTAGGTTCTTTATCAGGATCTGGAGTCTTTACTAGATCACCGTCTTCATATAAGACTTGACCTGCTGGAGCTAGTTCTTTTCCAGTATTCGTTAATCCAGCACCAATCATTGGAGTTTGTGTTACTGGATTTAAAGATAAAGGTTGATCGAACTTTGCTACTTCATCAGGAAAACGTTTAGTGAAAAGATAATCCATAGATTCTATCTTTTCTTTTACAGTAACTTTATCATCTTTAACTGTTGACTTAACAAAATCAATAGTCATTTGTGCAGCTTCATCAGCTGATATGTTTTTCTTGAGGGCTTCATAAAATTCTGGCATAAGTCTTGTCATCTCCCTTAGGATTAATCTCCTAAATTTATCTGTTTCAAATAACTTTTTTCTATCTGCTTTCTTAATAGTAAATCCATGAACTGCTACTACTGCAGCATCTGAGTTCATAAAAGATTTAGATAATGGATTAAAGAAACAATTAAAAAGTCTTAAATCTTGAGCATTTATTCTTTTATTTCTAAGTAAATCAGTTAGTTTCTGATCATAAGTCTTTTTACTAACTGTAATATCGTTGACCCGTAAGAATTGTGATTTTTCAGCAGCCGTAACTTCCCAATAAGAGATATAAGTAATGAACATACCTGATGAACAAAAAAGAAGATATTTGTTATTATATAAGTAAACGACATGAAGCTGAATAAAACAATTATCAGTGGGAATTGGCTTATTATCCTCACCCATCTTATAGATGATATATCCTTCGGGGGTGGTTTTATCTGGTATAAATGTTTCTCCTGTTGCGATCCAGACATTATTTTCAGTAATGTTAATAAATTCAGCTTTACCAAGTATCCCAATCTCTTTAAGACAGTTATAAAGATCGTGCATCCCTTTAATAATAATTGGTAAAGGTTTTTTACTAATTCCTTCTCGTATTGGTTGTACTTCATTTATAAAAAATTCCTCTTTAGAATGATAAATGAACATCGGCTGAGGAACACCAAGATATTTAGGATTTACTTTATCATGTTTCTGAAATAAATCAACTTTTTTCATACAGTATCTGGTTTAGCAAAAAGGAATATTCTTTCATATCGTCTTTTAATATAAGTAATACTTTCATCTAAACACTCATCTGAGAGTGTATAATACGAAGTAATATAAACAGGTATTGCCATATCAGTTATATCTTTCGTTTTAGGTAAGACAAAACCTTTACTTAGTCCTATCTGATAAGTAACAATCTTTACTATATAGTTTCCAATTATGTAAGTCTGATTTATCATCTTCCGTTTCTTATTTCTATTAATCTGTTTTCGATATTATAAGATTGATCCCTAATATCAGTTACCATAGTCTGTATATCAGTAAGAATATCGATTTGTTTCTTCTTAAACATAAACTCAAGAGGATCAATTTCTTCAAATTTAGAGATAAAGTAAGAATTCATTTTCAGAATCGCTCCATTAAAGCCTTATTTTAGT